ACTGACGGTACCGATCAGTACTACGCCCTCCGCAAGCTCCCGCTCGGCGGCACGCTGCTCGTGCAGGAGAAGTCGACCCACGTCGACGCAGCCCTCTTCGGCATCATCGGCCCGACCGTCGACAAGATCGACTACGTCGAGATCCCGGTGCGCTATCAGCAGCACGTCGGCGTGCTCGCCGCGGCGCAGGCGATCGTCGCGGTCTTCATCCCCGGCCCGACGATCAGCCTCTCAGCCACCTTCGAGGTGCAGCAGCTGCCGGCGATCCCCGAGGCGCCGCCCGAGGAGCCGCTCGCGGAGGACGCCCCCGAGTCGCCCGTCGCGGCGCGCCGTCGCCGGAAGGTCACCGCCGGTGGCTGAGGACTTCGGCTACTGCTGGCGCACCGTCCGCCTCTACTGCCCGTCCGCCCCGACCTTCCTCGCGCGCGAGTGGGTGAACGCGGCCTACAAGCAGCTCCTGGGCGCACGGCACTGGGGCTTCCTGCGCGCCGAACTCACGCTCACCCCCGACGGTATCGACCCCTACCTGGTGATGCCGTCCGACTTCGGCAGCTTCAAGGTCATCGTCGACCAGTCGGCCCAGTGCCGGATCGCCTTCTGGTACTCGCTCGAAGACTTCGCGCTCATCGACCCCTCCGGCACCGCGACCGGCACACCATCCGCGCTCATCGCCACCACCCCGTCGACCGACCCGCTGACCCTGGGCCAGCTGCGCTACCGCGCCTATCCCCTCGGCGCCTCGACCCTGACCGCGATCTACAACCGCCAGATGCCGCGCCTGACCGATGGCGATGTCTTCACCGGCGTCCTCGCCGACGGCGCCGAGACCCTGGTCGCGGGCGCGCTCGCGCAAGCCGCGCTCTGGCCTGGCACGGGCGAGAAAGCCAACCCGTACTTCAACGCCGGCCTCGCCCAGGCGAAAGCGAACGAGTTCCGCATCGGCATCCAGACCCTCTCCCTGCGTGACGACGAGCAATACCCCGACGACCTGTGGGACAGCTGGCAGGTCTGCGCCGCCGGCCTCGCGGCCGACCCGCGCTCGACGGACGTGTCCCTGTTAACTTCGTAGGCGTAGGTAGGAGTACCCCGATGTCTGATCTGAAATCGCCCTGGACGAACCCGCCCGCCCCCGACGTCGGCCTCGAAGGCGACCTCATCACCGAGCGCGGCACCGACCCGCTCGTCGACACCGGCGGCACCAATGCCCTGCAGCCGGTCTGGACCAACGCGCCGGTCTCCACACCTGGCGGCGAGGAGACCGACAACTCGGTCTCTGGCCTGCCGAACCAACCGTCGCGGTTCCAGCCCTCCGAGCAGCCGCCCGGGCCGCCGGACCTCAAGGAGAAGAACCCCGGGACGATCGACAAGTCCTAGCCGCGGGGCGCTTCACGGGAGTTGACATGATCAAGACCTATCAGGTCGCGCTGGCCGCGACGTCGAAGCGGCTCTCGGACGGCTTCGGCGGGAGCGAAGCCCTGAACATCCCGTTCCGTCAGCTGATCCTCACCGCCACCGGCGGGACGGCGTATCTGGGGAGCGATGCCACTGTGACGACCTCAACCGGGCTGCCGGTCCTCACCACGGCGACCAACCCGCTGTCGATCGGGCCGTTCCCCACCGGGCCGGTGAAGCTCAGTGACTTCTACGCGATCGGGGCCGGCTCGACCCTGACCATCCTCGGCGTGCCGTTCTGATGCTGCTAGCTGACGCGGAACTGTGTTCAGGCTGTGGCGCGCTGGCGCCGCGGCATCCCTACGTCGGCGTCACCCGCGACGACGATGGCCGGATGGCGGCCTTCCCCATCTGCGCCGCGTGCTATGCGGATCCGGCGCACCGGCAGCGGGTGCTGAAGATGCATTTCTTTGCGCGGGACCAGGCGCCGGAGGCGGTCGATGCGGCCGAGCGCAACATCCTCGTGGAGCCGCCGCGTGCGTGATGGATCCCAACTCGCAGCATCAGCTCTGGTCACGCTGGCACTACCGCGTCTATCCGGCAGCGGGCACGTCGCCGCGCTTCAGCCAGGTCAAGCTCAATTGCGCGCGGTTCGGGCGGCTGCTGTTCGGCGGCGCATCGGAAATGCTGCTCGAACAGATCGCGCCGCCGGGCGGGCGCGCCTACTGGGACGTGCAGATCCGCACCGAGGGACCGCCCGCGCACGACCCGCAGTACGTCGTCTGGATGCATGTCCAGTGGGATCGCTTTTTTCGGCACGGGTTCGGGGCGACGTGTGACGTGCAATCGGCAGTCAAGATCGAAGCGGGCAGTCGGCAGGATGGGAAGCCTGCCGATCAGGTGATCATGCTTCCCTATCGCATTGGAGGGTAGCTATATCGCGAATGCGCTCTACGACACGTTCAAGCAAGGGCTGCTCGACAAGCTGTTCGATCTGAACACCGACACCATCAAGGCGTCGCTCATCGACAGCGCCGACTACACCTACAGCGCCGCGCATGATGAGTACAGCGGGGCGTCGCGTGATGTGCCGCTCGTCGCGATTGTCGCGGAGTCGGCGGCGCTGACCTCGCCGACGATCACCAACGGGGTGTTCGACACGGCCGATTTTTCCTGGACGAGCGTCAGCGGGGACCAGTCCGAGGCGATCATCTTGTGGGACGACACGACGACCAATGATCGGCTCGTGTGTTTCTACGATGCGTCCATGACGGGGATGCCGGTGACACCCAACGGCGGGAATATTAACGTCACCGTTCACGCGTCTGGATGGTTCGCCCTTTAGTGTCGTATCGGTGTTGTGACGGACTAGTTCATGGCTGACGTCAACATCGACACCACCGTCAGTACCGCCTCGGCTCGCGGGATGCGCGCGGTCGTGTTCACGACCGACCTGATTGGCTATTGGTTTTACATCGATAGCACCGGCGACTTCGGCTACTCCAAAACAACTGATGGTGGCGCGACGTGGGGAGCGAAAGTGACGCTTCACTCAACCACGGCCTTCGTGGCGTTTGACATTTGGTTCGACCAATGGACTCCCGGTGACACGGGTGCCAACATTTACCTCAGCGCGTTTGACTCGACCAATGACGCCATCATCGTCGGAAAAGTTCAAACAGCGAGCAGTGACTCGTACGTCAATGTGATCGCTGTCAGTTTGGCCTCGGCGGTCGCTGGTCGTGGTGCATTTGTTTCTGTCACGAAAACCCGCAGCAACTACGTGTACGTGGCGTTTGACATTGACGCTGGTGCGGAACGTGGGTTTTATCGCTCTGCGAATTTCTCGACAGCGGGTCCCGGCGGATCGACATGGAGCGCCAACCTTTCCACGACGTTTATTGAAGCGACCCTCGATACCTGCAAACTGTTCCCCGACGGCACCAGCGCAGACCCCGACGATTGTTGGGCGGTCTACTACGACGCGTCGGCCACGGCGATCACGCTCAAGCAATGGGATGCGAGCGCAGGCTCGCAGGTGGAATCGGCCACGATTGGGGTCGCGCACACGGACGGCGCGACCGACCTGACCGGCCAGTTCGGATACTCAGGCGCGATTCGACATTCGGACGGCCATCTGATCCTCGCCAAGGTTTCGCAGCGGGACAACGCGGCCTCGACGCATCAGGTCTTCGACATCACCGATACGTCGACCATCACGACGAAGACGGCGATCACCACCAACATTGACGACCATTACTATCCGCAGGTCTTCATCGATCAAGCCACCAACGCGATTTACGTCGCCTACAACGGCAAGCGCGACGGCTCGGAGGTGATGGACACCACCACCAAGGTGTACTACACGAAGTCCACCGACGGCGGGACGACGTGGACGGCGGGCGATACCGCGTACATGGAGGGCGCGGCGGGCGTCGTTCAGCAAGTGTGGTGTTCGCAGTCGGGGCGGCGGTTCTATGTCGGGTGGCGGGTCGGCACGACGCTGCTGGGGAACAAAGTCAATAGCGTCGTGATGGCGGTGACCCCGACGATCAGTGCGGGGTCGGTTGCCTCCACGGTCGTGGTGCAAGCCCCGACGCTCGCCTATGGCCTGGTTGCGCCAGGGATGGTGCTCGCCGATAGCTATGCCTTCAGCAATCTGGTGAGCACGGCGGCCGAGATTTATCCGGCCTATGGCGTCGGGCAAACGTTCTTAGGCAATGGTCAATCCCTCGATGTCGTCACGGTCCTGTTGCGGCAACACACCCTGGGCTCGGCGGGCTCACTGTACGCCTCGGTCTATGCGACCACAGGCACACCGGGCACCGATGCGACGCCCACGGGGTCACCATTAGCCGCGTCCTCTGTGGTGCTGGACGTCTCCACTTTGACGAAGGGACGCGTGGCGCCGTACTCGTTTCCGTTTGTGGGGGCGGATGCGATTGCCCTGACGAACGGCGCGGCGTACGCCTTCATTCTCGACCGACGCGATGATGTGGGGATCGGCGAAGCCGTTCTGTGCGGCCAAGACACCAGTTCGCCGACGCACGCCGGGAATTACGTCGAGACGACGGACATGGCGGACCCGGTGTTCTGGGACCCGTCGGCGACTCGGGATCTACTGTTCCAGGTCTGGACGCGGCCGGGCGCGCAGACGTTCGCGCCCACGGTGGAGGCGGAAGCGGCGGGTGGAGGCGCCCAAGCGGTCACCAGCGCCACCCTCGCGTCGAGCGCCAGCCCCTTCGCGCCGACCCTGGCCGCTGCCGTCACGACCGCTACCTGTGCGTCGACCGCCGCCGTCTCCGTCCCCGCGCTCGCCTATGCCCTGACCACCGCGACTCAGGCGACCAGCGCCCAGGTCTTCGCGCCGACCCTGACGCCCTCCGTCCTGCAACCGACGATCACCTCGACGGCCCTGCTGTTCGCGCCGCTGGTCGTGCCGACGCAGCTCGTCACGACCGCGACGATTGCGGCAGGATCGGGCACCTCGGCCCCGACCCTCGCGGTCGCGGTGGTCTCGGCTATACTCGCCGCTAGCACGACGCTCTTCCCGCCGCGCGTCGTGGTCGAGGGCGCCCCGCCCACGGACGGTGGGGACACGGGTGCGATTCAGCTCGGCGAGACCCTGTCCGCGATGGTCGCGATTGGAGGGAGCTGGTGATCAAGCCCTTCGGCCGCATCATTGTCTCCACGCCCGGTGTGCCCGTGCCGGTGACGGCGCTGCAGACCGACGCGATCAATCGCCTCAACGTCCACGCCGTCCTCATCCAGGCGCTCTCGTCCAACACCGGCAAGGTCTACATCGGCACGCGGGACATCAACCGCTCGACGCTGGCGGGTGTCTACGCCGTCCTCGCCGTCCCGACCCCCAGCGTGATTCCGACCTTCAGCGCGGCGCTGACGCTCGCCCCAGCGGGCATTCAGGTTCAGGACATGTACCTCGACGTCGACCTCGGCGGTGAAGGCGCGCTCGTCACGGTGCTCATCACATGATGGACCTGGGTTCGTCGCCGTTCACCGTCAGCGATCGCGCGCAGCTCGGGCCGAGCCTGATCAGCGTCGACATCTCCGCGCTCGAACCGCAGCGGCTCCCCCCGTGGGTCCGTCTGGTGTGTCGCGTCACCGTGTGGCTGCGCCGTTTGGAGGCGTGGGCGCGGGCTTCTAGGTTCCTAGGTTCCAGGTGATCTGATGCTGCTCTTCATGGACGGCCAGGCGCACTACTCGACCGCGCAGCTCGGGATGAAGTACTCGCACGTCGACACGACGGCCTGCACATATTCGGTCGTCCCGGAGGGGCGCTACGGCAACTGCATCAAGCGCCTCTCGACCGCCAACGGCGGGAGCGGCTTCCTCGACATCACGCCGCTGATGACGCGCAGCGGCGTCTGGTCGCTCACCACCAGCGGCGTCTGCGGCTTCGCGCTCAAGATCGACGACCTCGAAAAGGTCGACACCTCGCTGGAGCTTGGGGCCGGCAACCTGATTAAGATCGTGGAGGGCGCCAACCACCACCTGCGGGTCGTCGTCAACCCGTCCGGCACGCTGGCCCTGGTCCGCTACATGGGGAGCACCTACGAAGGGAGCAACGGCCCCCTCATCATCGCCGAGTCGGTCGAAGCGCTCGCCGAGAACACCTGGATGTTCATCGAGTTCAAGTGGGTGATCGACTCGACCGCCGGCAGCTTCGAGATCCGGCTCAACGGCGTGACGATCCTGACCTACACCGGCGACACGCGCAGCCACGGCTTAATCGGCGACCTCGGCGTCTGGAACACGGTGCGTATCCTCAGCATCGACTCGGTACCCAGCCCTGGACCCTTGCTCACGCTGCGGATGGCCGACCTCTACGTCGCCGATCTCACCGGCGGCGCGGGCGACGTCAAGGACTTCCTCGGCGACGGCACCATCGCCACCATCTTCCCCGACGGCCCCGGTCTCGCCGCCGGCTGGACGCCGAACCCCGCCGCGCCGACCATCGCCAACTGGGACCAGGTCAACGACAAGCCCGCGCCCGACGACGACGCGACCTATGTTGTCACCACTGCGCCGGCCACGCGCGACGTCCACACCTTCGAGAACATCCCCGCCGGCTCGACCGTCTTCGGCGCGCACTACAACATGCTCCTCAGGAAGGAAGAGGCTGGCACCGCGATGATCAAGCCGGTGGTCGGCCAGGGCGGCGTCCAGTACGACGGGCCGGAACAAGGCGTGGCGAGCGATGCCTACGACCACTATCTCGCCCAGCCCTACGATCTCAACCCGGCGACCGGGGCGGCGTGGACCGCAGCCGAGATCAACGCGGGGCAGTGGGGCATCGTCAAGACGGCCTGAGGCGAGGAGACTGACCGATGGCGCTTCTGTTCATGGACAGCTTCGATCACTACGTCACGGCGGACATCACCGAGAAGTGGTCCTCCTCGATCTCGAACTTCTTCGGGACGCTTGCCATCAACGCGACGGCGGGGCGGCGCGCCTCCGGGGGCTGGCGCTTCGCGCTGACCGGCAGCAACAGCAATGCGTACGCCGGCATCAGCAAGACGCTGGCCCCGGCCGATGCCACCGGCATCATGGGGTTTGCCGTCTTGATCCCCGTGGGCACCGTCGGCACCGTGGGCTTCGCGCTGGCCTCGCTGCGCGACGCCGGGACGGCGCAGGTCACCCTGCGCGCCAACGCGGACAACACGATCTCAGTCTGTCGCGGCTTGCAGAACGGCACGGTCCTCGGCACGTCCACGGCGACCTTCACCAGCGGTAGCTACTTCTACATCGAATGGAAGGTGACGATCCACGCCTCGGCTGGGACTGTCGACGTGCGCCTGAACGGCGTGTCGATCCTGTCCCTCACCAGCCAGAACACGCGCAACACCGCGAACACCAGCTGGAACGCCGCGGTCCTGGGGTGGCTGGAGTTGGTCACCGATTCGTGCAGCGCGAACAACACCAACACCGACTTCGACGATCTCTACGTCTGCGACGGCAGCGGCGCCGCCCCGTGGAACACCTTCCTCGGCGACGTCCGCGTTGACGTCCGCAACCCGACCGCCGCGGGCGCGACCACCGGGTGGACGCCCTCCACCGGATCGAACTGGCAGAACGTCGACGACGCCGCGCCTGACGACGACACCACCTACAACTCGACCTCGACCATCAACGCCGTCGACACCTTCGTCGTGCAGGACGCGCCCGTCTCGGGTGCCGCGATCTTCGGCGTCCAGCACTGCCTGTCGCTGAAGAAGATGGACGCGGGCACCTGCACCGTCGCGCCGGTTGTCCGCCACAGCAGCACCGACTACGCCGGCAGCGCGATCTCGCCGAGCACCAGCTACGCCTACGGTCTCGTCATCAACCAGACCAACCCCGGCACCGCCGCGCAGTGGACCGAGAGCGACTTCAACGCCGCCGAGTTCGGCTACAAGCGCGTCAGCTGAGCGAGGCCATGTAGATGGCCATCGCGCGCGTCAACGTCGGCATCGTCCGCGCATGGGGCACCACCCCGACCGCGACGCAGACGACGGCAGCGACGAGCCTGACCGCCGGGAACACGCTCATCGTCGCCATCGGGGCGCAAGACGTCGCGGCGGGCAGTGCCACGGTGACCGGTGTCACCGACACCGCCGGGAACACCTACACCAAAGTCGATCACGCCTACCAATCGACCGACTTCCGGGTCGAGTTGTGGTACGCCAAGAACGTCACGGGCCACGCCACCAACCAGGTCACCGTCACCTTTACCGGCAATGTGACCTATCGCGGCGTGGTCGCGACGCAGTACAGCGGCCTCGATGCGACCGCGCCGCTCGACACTAGCGCGAAGGCCAACCAAGCTCCGGCCAGCGGCATCACCAGCAGCACGCTGACCACCACCACCGCCGACGAGGTCCACATCCTCGTCGCGCGGTTCGGGGTCACCCCGACCTACCCGGCGGGGTTCAGTGATCTCGGCGGCGATCTCCCCTACCTGCAGGTGCAGGAGAAGATCGTCTCGGCCACGATGAGTGGCACCTACTCGACCTCTGGCGGGTCGTTCCAGACGGTCATCCTGGTGGGCGCCTTCAAGGCCGCCGCCGCCCTCGCGCGTGTCCAGGCGACTCCCAAAGGCACGAGTGCGACGTCACTCACGAACAGTGTTACCTTCGCGACCCCGCCCACCATCGGCAACGGCATCGTCGTCCCCGTCAACATCTGGAACGTCACCGTCTCCACGGTCACCGACAACTACGGCAACACCTACACCAGGGCCGCGCAGAAGCTCGGGACGCCGACGAGTGAGATCTGGTACTGCTCCGCGATCACCGCCACCGGCGCCTCGTTCACGATCACGGTCACGCTGAGTACCACGAACTGGTCCGTCGCGATCGCGATCGAAGTCAGCGGCGTCGGGACGGGCCTCAGCGTCGATCAGTTCAGCACCGCAGGCACGACGGGCGCAATCGCCGGGTCAACGGTCACCGTGGGTCCGACGGCGGCGCTGACGGCCAATAACGTCTTCGTCGCGGCGCTCCTCGGTCTCGCAAGTCTGCAATCAGCGATCACGGTTGAGACGGTCACCCCGGCATGGACAGAAGAGTTCGAGGAACTGACCACCGCCTACGTCGGGGGTGAAGCCGATAGCCGTGTCCTGACCACCGCCAGCGGCGCGACGACCAGCGCCACCTGGACGTTGGGCACGGGCGGGACGTGGTCGGGGGCACTCGTCGCCTTCAGAGCGGGAGTAGTCGCCAGTTCGACCGCCGCCCGCGTCTCCCAGCAGGTCGCTGAAACCCTCAGCCAGCCGACCGCGCCCGCCGCCCGCGTCTCCCAGCAGGTCGCCGAACTCCTCGGCACCTCCGCCGCCGCCTTCGCTGAGGGGCGCGTCACGCAACTGGTCGCCGAGCTGCTCGGCGCCTCCGCGCCGCCACCCCCCGAGACGCGCGTCTCGCAAGCGCTCGCCGAACTCCTCCGCCGCTCCGACCCGATCCCGCTGCGAGCCACCACCCTCTCGCTCGACGTCTTCCTGCAGATCCCGGCGGGCGCCGCTGCCACGCAACTCGCGCTCGAAGTCTTCGCCCAGCGCGCTGCCGCCCTGCGCGCCAGCCAGCTCGCACTGGAAACCTGGCGCCGGATCAACGCCGCGACCCGCCTCACGCACGCCGCCGTCGAACTCTGGCGGCACGACCCGGCGCCCATCCGCGCCACGCAACTCGTCGTCGAACTCTGGGTGATCCTGCCGCCCTGCATCCCGGCCGACTTCCCGATCGACGTCGTGCCGCCCGGGGGGTCTTGCTCCGCCGGCCTCCTCCCCTGATGCTGGTGTCACGGCATGGCCTACAGCCAGACCACCCTCGCCGACCTCCAAACCCTGATGGCGCAGCGCTGGGACTCGGTCGTTTTCTGGACGGCTGAAGAAGCGCGCCTCGCCCTCAACGAGTCCCTCCGCGAGTGGAACCTCCTGACCGGCCGCTGGCGCACGCGCGAAACCATCGCCGTCACCGCCAACGATCCCGAGGTCGCGCTCCCGGGTGTGATGACCTACGCGATGCGCGTCACCACCACCGCTGGCATCCCGCTCATCCCGTCCTCGCTCCTCGAACTTGACCTCGGCAACCCGCCGTGGCGGCTCGACACCGCGACCATCCCGACCCTCTGGGCGCCGGTCTCGCTGACCCGCATCGCCATCTGGCCGACCTACGCCACCGCCGGCCACTCGCTCCTCGTCGATGGCGTCCTCAGCACCCCCGTCCTCATCGCTCCCACTGACACGGTCGATCTCGGGGAGGAGATCGTCGACATCATCGCGGACATGGCGCTGCACGTTGCCGCCTTCAAGGAAGCCGGCAGCCGCTGGCGCGCCACCCGCGTCTACTTCGAGACCTTCCTCCAGGCCGCCGCCGACGAGAACGCGCTGCTCAAGACCAACCAGGCCTACCGTCGCTTCGCCGGCCTCGACCGCCGTCGTGATCTCCAACCGTCGACCGGCACGCCGAACCAGACCCAGGGCGTGGCGACCGAGTTCTCCCGGCACGACCGCGCGACCGCGCAGTCGGAGGTGGAGTAGCTCGCCATGCTCGATCGCGACCTCCTCTCCGAACTCCAGCTGGTGCTGATCGAACCCGACGACGGCGGCGACACCTGGCCGTCGCTGATCTGGGAGCGTGACGAAGTCCTCGACGCGGTCAACGCGGGTGTGCGTGCGCTGGCGCGCGACACTCATCTCAGCGTCACCAGCGTCGAGCTGCCCGTCCTCTCCGGCGCTCTCTCGATCGATCTGCCGACCGACTGGCTCGCCAGCGCGCACCTGGTCTGGCGCGACACCCTGACCAGCGTTCGCACGCCGCTCGGCCCGGTCGACAGCTTCGAGGGCGACCTCGCCCTCCCCGGCTGGGAGACCGCCCCCGGCCTGCCGCTCGGCTACGCCGACCTCGACTCGGCGACGCTCACGCTCCGCCTCATCCCGACGCCCGCGGCCGACGGCACGCTCGAACTGCTCTACATCAGCGTGCCGCCGCTCATCACCGCCGTCGCTCCCGGCGCCGATCTCCCGCTGGCCGACGAGTTCGCCTCGGCGCTCAAGTACGCCGCGCTCGGTTCTTTGCTCCGCAAAGTCGGGCGCCTCCTCGACCCGGAGCGCGCCAACTACTGCGACCGCCGCTACGAGCTGTCACACACGGCGGCGGCGATCATCCTCGGCGGCTGGAGCTAACCCATGGCTGAACAGATCTCCCGCCGCTCGAACAACGTCACCAGCGCCGCCTTCGAGGCGCCGTTCGAGACCCAGATCGTCCGCTACGGCAGTAACGGCCTCAACCTCAAGGACTCGCTCGATGCGATGGAGGGCTGGTCGCGCCTGACCAACATCTGGCACGAGAACGAGGGCGAGGCGACCGCGCGCCCGGGCCAGACCGTCCTCGCCACCCACCCGGCCGCCTCCACCTGCCACTCGATCCGCAAGCTGCGCGACCCCCAGGCCGGCACCTTCACCCGCCTCTGGGGCGTCGGCACGACCCTACACCGCGGCAGTTCCGGCGCGACCACGTCGATCGACAGCGGCTACTCGGGCGACCCGCTCACCCTGGCGCCGCACCGCCCGCCCCTCTCCGGCGACCCGTGGATGTTTGTCGGCGACCGCACCAAGATGTCGAAGGTGCGCGCCGACGGCCTGGTCCTCCCGATCGGCCTGCCGGTCCCATCCACCGCCCCGGTCGTCGCGCTCGGCACCGAGTACTCGAAAGCGATCGCGATGTGCGACGCCTCCGACTCCTCCGAGCCGGCCAACTGGGTCGGCACCGCCGGCACGGACGAGAACGACCACGCGTCCGACCCGCCCGAAGCGATGGTCGCGACCGCCGGCCCGATCTCCGGCTTCGGCGTCTACGGGGTGACCGCTCCCGGCCTGCTCGTCGACTCGCCCTACGACTCCTGGTGGGGCGTGCCGCTGACCCGCGACCTCACCAGCCTGAACGAGGTCGGCGGCGCCGGCACCACTCCCGCCTCTGAAGACGACATCGTTCACGCCTGGATGATGACCTCGCACCCGCACCTGCTCGAAGAGATCCGCCTCTACATCGTCGTCTCGGACCCCTTCGACGCGGCCATCCTCCCGGGCACCGACACCACCGGCACCAACGCCAACAGCGACGCCTACGTCAAGGCGTTCCGCGAGAACGACTACGTCCAGTTCGTCCAGGCGACTGAATCGCAGATCACCGCCGCCGAGCGCGCTCGCATCTACGCGTTGCGCGACAAAGACAGCGCGGAGCGCGGCTTCGACGACCGCCGTGACAGCTGGGAGGACCGCCGCGCGCAGTCCGACCCCGAGCGGGCGCGCAGCTTCCAGCTCGGGCTGGGCGGCCATCAGTGGTTCGGCTATGGCCAGCTCGGCTCACCGCTGCGCCGCATGGATTTCCAGCGCATCGGCTCGACGCCCGGGCGCGACTGGTCGACCGTCACCGGCGTCATCCTCTACGTCCGCACGCGCATCACCGACACCGAGCGCGCCATCGGCGTCGGCCTCGACGACTTCTACATCACCGGCGGCTTCGGTCCCGACACCTGTGAACCCGGCCTGCAGCAATACGACTATCGCGTCACCAACTACGACCCGCGCACCGGCGCCGAATCGAACGGCTCGGTCGAACAAGCCGCGGCCGACTTCATCGACCCGCTGCGCCGCCAGGTCACGATCGATCCGCCCGCCTACGGCGACGCGGCCATCCGCCAGCGGGTCTACCGCCGCGGCGGCTCGCTCTTCGACGACTGGTACTACCTCGGCGAGAACAGCGCTGACGGCGGCGTCTACACCGACCAGCTCGCCGACATCGAGATCGTCGCCGCCGGCATCCTTCCTACCGACAACTTTCAACCGGTGCCGACCGTCAACGACGCCGGCACAACCGTCCTGGCGCAACCGCTGCCCGCACTCTGGGGACCGCTCGAAGGGATGCTCTTCGGCTGCGGCGACCCCTACCGCCCGGGCCACTGCTACTTCTCGGTCCCGGGCCAGCCCGATCACTGGTCGTCGTCCGGCAACGTCGAAGTCTCGGCTCCCGGCGAGGAGCTGATGAACGGCGGCATCGCCGGTCACCAGGCCTTCGTCTTCAGCCGTCAACGCCTCTACCTGCTCTACCCGAATCTCTCCGGCCAGCTCGGGGGCGTCACCGCCGCGCCCTCGCTCTGCACGCGCGGCCTGCTCGGGCGCTGGGCCTTCACCGTCGGCCCGGGCGGGCTGGTCTTCTTCGTCGCCGAGGACGGCGTCTTCGTCACCCAGGGCGGTCCCGAGGACTGGATCTCCCAGGACATCAACCCGCTCTTCTACGGCACCACCGTCAACGGCTACGCCCCGATCGACAAGACCGCCGTGACCGCGCTGCGCCTCACCTGCTGGGAGAACTGCCTCTACTTCCAGTACCAGGACACCGGCGGCGCACGCCAGGTCATGGTCTATTCGATCCTGCAGAAGTTCTGGCGGCATTACTCCTTCGGCAAGTCGCCCGCCGTCGTCCAGGGCGAGGACGAAGACATCCTCCTCATCGGCGGCAACGCCACCGGCGCCAGCTACAGCCACTCAGGCACCAGTGACGACGGCACGGCGATCGCCTGCACCATCCGCACCGGCTCGGCCTCCGGCGGCCGGCGCGAGGAGAAACTCTTCGGCGACATCTTCCTCGACGCCGACATCCAGACCGCCGATCTGGAGCTGCAGGTCTTCCTCAACGAGGAGACGCACGCCAACACCACCGAGACGCTCTTCAGCACCGCCACCAACCGGCAGCGCTTCCTGGTCAACGCCTTCGGCGACAACCCACAGAAGGCGCACTCGATCGCCACCGAGCTGCGCTGGGCCGGCCCCGGGACCACGCTCTATCAGATCGGCTACGCAATCACGCTGCAGCCCGACATCACCTCGACCCGCGTCACCAACTGGGACGATCTCAACTCGCCTGACGAGACCTGGCTGACCGGCGTGACGCTCGACGTCGACACCGGCGGCGTCGCCAAGCAGTTCCACGTCGAGCGCGACTTCAACGGCGAGCGCACGATCGTCGCCAGCTTCTTCGTGACTTCCACCAACCGCCACAAGTTCAAGTTCTCCTGGGCGGCGGTGCCCGCCAACATGGTCCGCCTCCGCCCCGACGACACCGGCTGCGCGACCTGGATCCTCTACCGCGCCGACTGGATCTACGTCCAGGAGCCGCCGCGCATCGCCGACTGGGACATCCACTTCGAGAACAGTTGGGACCAGTACTACACCGGCCTCGATCTCTACTGCGATACGGTCGGCCAGGAGAAGATCGTCGAGGTCTACGTCGACGAGGTGCGCCTCGTCAACCCGGCGACGACCGAGCCGTTCTGGCGGGTGGTCGCCAACGGGCGGCGTGTCGTCCACCTCACTCTCCCGTGGGGGCGCGGCCACGTCTTCCGCTTCGTCGCCATCGACGAGTACCCGGGCCTGCTCTACACACACCGCTGGCACCTGCAGGACGAACCGTCCGAGCAGACCAACTGGAACCAGAACTTCTCGATCCTCGGCACCCGCGCCGACAAGTGGCTGAAGGCGATCATCTTCGAGTGCGACACCTACGGCGTCGACAAGTCGGTCCAGGTCGAAGTCGACGGCACCGTGGTCGAGACCCTGACCGTCAACGCCGATGGCCGGCGCGTCGTCCAGATCGCGCTCGCCGCACAAGCGCTCGGCCGCGTCTGGCGGATGTTCCCGGTCGACGCCAACCCGGGCCGGCTCTACACGGCCGAACCGATCTTCGACGAGGAGCCGTTCTGCTTCGATCGCTGGGAAACGCAGGAGACCAATCACACCCTCCCCGGCTGGTTCTACCCGCTCTACGCGCACATCACGCTCAAGTCGACCGCCGACGTCACCCTGACCACCACCATGCAGCACAACCAGGTCGGCGGCACGACCACCCGCACCTACACCATCCCTTCAACTGCCGGTCAGAAGCAGCGCCGCTTCCTCAACGGCTTCCACGCGGGCAAGGGTGTCCTGATCAAGTACGTCCTCACCTCCGCGGAACCGTTCTGGCTGTATCGGGACGAGACGACGGTTGTCATCCAGCCGTGGGGATCCTACGACGCGGTGACCGTGCAGCCGTTCGGCAACGACGATCAGGACCCGGCGCGCCCGATGACGCACGCGATCCTCGCGGCGCAGTCCTCGGGAGGTGCCGTGGCGCCAGGACAGGCAGGGTGAGTGATGAAGATCGCAGCCCGTATCGTCCGTCTGGAGCGGGAAGCCGACCGGCTGCTCGGGCGCATCCGCCGCGCGCAGTTGCTCTACAACTCTGAACGCCTGCTGCTGGCCGGTGACGCCGTCCAGCTCGCGCGCCGCGATCTGCGCCTGGCGAAGACCTACGCCAGCGTTCGTCCTCGTGAGGACTGATGGCGGTCGAGCGGACGACCCCGCCTGCGCTCAAGCGGCAGTATCCGCACGTCAGCGAGGTCAAGGACTGGACCGCGCAGCAATCGCTCCGCCTGCTCTGGGACCGCATCTTCGATCTCGAAGCGCGCCTGCAGGCGGCCGAATCAACCGTCGAGGACCTCACCGACGCCGCCAACACGACCGAGGCGCAGCTCACCCGCGTCGACCACAAGGCCGATGAAGCGCTCGCCATCGCGCAGCGCACAGCGACCGAGACCGAAGACGCGCTGGCCGGGTCGGTCCTCCCGGGCGGCGGCGACGGCGGCGAAGGCGCGGCGGGCTGCGCCGATGCCGGAGTCGACGGGCACGCGGCGGCACCCGGCCTGACCGCGCGCGAAGCCGGCGTCATCATCTGTGGCACTGGCAACGAGTTCCCGGGTCTGCTCGACGCCGCGGTCGACGACGCCACCCGCCTCGCCGAGTGCGAGGAGCTGCTCCTGCGCTGCATCTGGCACCTGCAGCAAGCGGGCTTCACCGCCGGCCGGCAGCGCAACCCGTCGGGCCTGCTCTCCAACGACAAGCTCACCGTGATTGTCGACGGCATTACGCGCTGCTACGACATCTTCGGCATCAACCCGTTCGCCGACCCGATCACGATGCACATGATCGAGATCGGCGGGCCGAACATGGTGGCGGACGCGGGCACGGCGGACTAGGGGGGTCTTGCCGAGCGGTCGGTTGTCTCGGAGGATGAACAGCGCATGGGCTTCCTGGGCATCTCGGGGAAGAACTGGAAGAACGTCGGCAAGTGGGCGCTGCGCGCGGCGCCGATCGTTGCGGCCCCGTTCACCGGCGGGGCCAGCCTCCTCGCGATCGGCGCGGGCGCCGGAGCCGCCTCGGGCGCGCTGGGCGGCGGTGGCTGGAAGGGTGCAGCCCTGGGCGGCGCCCTCGGCGCCATCCCGGGTGGCGGGGCCGGCGGCGCTGCAGCCGGGGGCGCGGCGAAAGCCGGCCTCAAGCAGGGGCTGGTGCAGGGGGCCAAGAAGCTCGGCACCCAGGCCGCTATCGACGTCGGCAGCAAGGCCGGCGGCAAGTATCTCGGCGGCCCGACCGGTCAGGCGATCGCGGGCGGTCTGGGCAGCGCACTCTCCGGCGGCGGCTTCAAGACCTCGCTGCAGTCGGCCGGGAAGAACGTCGTCCAGAACGCGCCGCAGACCGCGCTCAATACCGGGCTGAATCTCGCCTCGCGCGGCGGCGGCGGCGGGAACGGGAACGTCTACCAGAACTCGCTAGGCACAGGCGGAGGCGGAGGCAACAAGATGGTGAGTCCCTACAGCAGTCTGCTGCCGCAGAACTCCGGTGGCGGTGGCGACGACGAGCCGAGCGGCTGGGGCAAGTGGGGTCCACTCGCCGGCCAGGTCGGCGGCGCTGTCGTCGGCGGCATCATGTCGAACAAGGCGCAGAAGTCCGCGGAGAAGCGCTCACCCGAAGAACAGCTCGCGCTTTCCGGTGCTCAAGGCGCCGCCGGCACGCTCGGGCAGGGCGGGCGCTCGCTCTTCAAGGAGTCGCGGCCCTACATCAGCCAGCCCGCCAGCTACTACCAGACGCTGCTGCACGGCAACCGCGCCGCGATGACCCAGGCGGTCGCGCCCGCGATGGCGCAGGTCACCGGTGCCTACCGCGGCGCGCAGCGCAATCTCAATCAGCAGGGCGTGCGCGGCGCCGCGCGTGATGTCGCCAGTGGTGACCTCGCCCGCGACCAGGCGAGCAAGATCGCCGCGCTCACCACCGGCGTGCAGCCGGCTGCTGCCGGGGCGCTCGCCGGTCTGGGCACCGACCTGCTGCAACAGGTCAACCCGATGCTCAGTAACTCCGGCAACATCTACGGCAACCTGCTGACCGGCGGCCTCGCCAACCGCACGCAGGCGGCCAAGCGCGGCCAGGAAGCCGGTGCGGCGTGGGGCGGCCTGGTGCGCGACATCGGCGAAGCGATCCCCGCCGGCAAGAAGAAAGCAGGGTCGGCCAAGACGCCGCCAGCCGGGACCACACAGACGACTCGCACGCCGGGTGCGCCCGCCGCGCGCGGGGCGCCCGTTGCGCTGCCGCAGATCCCGAACCTCGGCCAGGTGCAGCCCGGGATGCTGCCGCAGAACCCGACCAACTTCCCGCCCGGTTGGAACAGCGGCGCCTGGGGCTAACGGAGACACCCGATGGGGATGGACTGGCTGACCGGGATGATCACCGGCTACGCCGACCGTAGCCGCAAGATCGAAGACGAGAAGTTCCAGGCCGCGCGCGAAGCCGCGCAGCGCGAGAACCAGGTCTTCCGCGACCTGCTGAACTCCCCCAACAAGGAAGTCGCCTCGATGGCGGCGACCGGCCTCATCCTCGGCAGCCAGCCGCAGAAGCGCTCCAAGGGCATCAGCGGCTGGATGGGCGAGATGCAGTCGAACCCCATCTACCCGAAGCTGCTGGAGTACATGAACACGCCGCAGCTGACCGAGGGCGAGGAGAAGCCCTTCGCGGGGCTGCCGTCCCGGCAGTCGGGAGGCATCAGCCCGTTCCCGCTCAGTAGCGTCCCGGGCAACTACTCGTCGATGCACCCGCCGCCGACGCCACCGCCCGCGCCGCCGCCCGCCCCACCCGCTCCCGGCGCCGCGGCACTCCCGGCGACCAGCCCGACCGAGGCCGGCGCCGCGCCGATGACCACACCGCCGCCGACACCCCCGGGAAGCGCCCCAGTCGCGACGCACCAGCAGCTGCTCGAAGCGCAGACGGCGCAAAACGAACCCAAGCCGCCGCCCGCTCCGCCCGCCCTCGGCGCGCCGCCCCAGCCGCCCGCGAGCGCTGCCGCGATCGGGGCGCCAGCCGGCTACCCGTCTGCGTCGATGCCGACGCGCGACGTCCCCGGCCAGGCCGTCGCCGGGATGGAACGCACCCAGCAGTGGCAGCGGCCCAACGTCTACCCGTCGCAGACCGACCTGCAGATCGCGGCGCGTCGCGCGCAGCTGACCGGCGACTTCGAGGCGCTGCGCGACATCTACCTCCAGACCGGCCTGTCGCCCGAACAAGCTACCGAGCAGGCGGCCCAGGACGTGGTCTCGTTCCACCAGCGGGCGCTCACCGGGGGGCAATACCGGTCGATGGAGCTGGAGTGGACCGACGAGCAGGGCATCCCGCATCGCGAGCTGGGCTTCCAGGACATTCGCAACGGCCAGTACCTCGACGGGCGGCGCAACCCGATCCCCTATACGGTCACCCGGGCGATGCCCTACTCGGCGATGAGCGGCGGCCAGTACGTCACCCGAGCGCTCGCTGAACTCGGCTTCTCGCGCATCGAGTACATGAACGACCCGGCGGTCGCGGCCCAGGTGAATGCCGTCGCCAACCAGAAGCAGCAAGAGGCGTCGCTCGCCTCCGGCACCGGCGCGGGGCTGGCGCGGTACAACCGCCCGCTCGACATCCCCTCGGCGCAGGCCGCGCACGTCCCGGTCGGCACCACCAGCGCGCAGGTTGGGGGGCAGATCGTCCCCACGGCCAAGCAAGCCGACCGGCGGATGCTCGTCGGCCAGATGGCTACCTGGCTCGAAGAGATCGACAAGGCGCTCGACGTCCTGCCACGCACCAACTCGCTCGGCGGTCTGGCCCCAGGCGCTGCGATCGGCGTCGCGCGCCGTATCCCCGAGTATCGCGCGCAGTATGCGATCCTCGACTCCGCCATCAACCAGATCCTCGCCTCGCTCTCGCGCGTGGTGCAGGAGAACGTCGGCACGCAGACCGACCTGGACGCGCAGCGCGCGATGGACACCCTGGCGCAGATCCGGGGCAACATCCTCGACCCATTCGTCGGGGACACGCAGGAGAGCGCGCGGGCGCGTCTCGCGGTGACCAAACAGTACCTGCGCGAGGTCCTCCAGACGCTGCCGGCCACGCCGGTGGTGCCGCCCGCCGCCGGTGCCGCTCCCGCCGCTGCTGGTGGCCCGCCGCCACCCGCCGCCGCCACTGCCGCTCCCAGCGCTGCGCTCCCCGCTCCCGCGCCTGCCCCCTCTGACTGGACGATGGTCAACGGCGTGCTGCACTACAAAGGGCAGCCCTACCGCTGATGCCTCCGCAGCTCCCGACTGGCGCCGGTACCGCTCCCGCCACACCAGCGACCTTCGCTGATGTGATCGACGGGATGGCGAAGAAGTACCAGATCGATCCGCGGATCGCCAAAGCGATCGCCCGCACGGAGTCGTGGAACCCGAAGCTGAACGACTTCGACCCCAACGCGCTCTCGCCGAAGGGAGCGCGCGGCATCATGCAGCTGATGCCGGAGACGATGGCGCGGCGCAAGGTCAATCCCAACGACCCGCACGACAACATCCGTGGCGGGCTGGAGGAGTTCCGCGAGCTGCTCGACCGCAGCGGGAACGACGTGGTCAAGGCGCTGCGCCTCTACAACGCCAGCCCCGGTGCGGACCCGACGCTGACCGACCCGTTCGTGCAGAGGGTGCTCGCGGATGTGCAGCGTCAGACGAGCGAGGCCGGCGGCGGCGGCACCGCACCAGCCGCTGCCGCTCCACCAGCCGCCGCCGCGCCGTCGTCGACCGAACCGACGCTCGGCCTGCCCCAGAACCGCCGCCCGAGCTGGTGGGAGTGGCTCACCAACACGACCGAGCGGATCCCCGCCGACATCCAGGCGGAGATGGACAAGGCGAAGCAGCTGCGCGGGGCGCAGGCGTCCGGCACCTCGCCCCCTGCGCCGCCCTGGCTCTCTGCCAGTGGCTCGCCCGTCGTCGGCCAGGCGCAGCAGGCCGGCCGCGCCATCGGCCACGCCTTCGACCCGCGCGAGCGCCAGGGCCGTCAGAACATCGCCGCCACCAGCGCGGGGATCGCCGCGCTGCCGTTCGTCGTCCCGGCCACCGCCGGTGCGCTCACCACCGCTGGCATCGGTGCGCTGGTCGCTGGCGGCGCGGGCGCCCTCGAAGAGACCGGCGAGCAGCTCTACGAAGGCGTCACCGGCCAGCGCCGCGCGCCGAACATCCCGGCCATCGCCGAGGCCGGTGGGACGCAAGCCGCGGCCGATCTCCTCGGCCACGCCACCCTCGCCCCGTTCCGCTTCATCGACCGTGCGCTCGCCGGCCCGAAGGTGATGCGCGAAGTCGTCGAGCACCTCGGCGCCGAACGCGACCTCCTCCTCAGCGGTCTCGCCACCGCCCGCGACACGATCAAGCAGTCCGCGCGCGACCTGCTCTTCTCGCTGCAGAACATCGGCGCCAGCCAGCGCGCGACCAGCCAGGCCTCCGTTCGCGTCGCCCAGGACGCCAAGACCGCCGCCGTCCAGGCCGCGCGCGACGAAGCCGCTGCGGCCCTCGGCCGCGCCGAGACCACCACCCGGCGCAACGTCGCCACGGGTGAGGAACTGGCGCGTGGTGAGGTCGCCACCACGACCGAGGCGGGCGAGCAGGCGCAGCGCGACCTCGCCAACCAGTACCAGTCCACGATCGGCACGCCGCCGTCAGAGAGTGCCGTTGGCCGCCAGGTCGCTGACGTCTACCAGGACCCGCTCGCTGCGGAAGCCAATCGCCTCGGCGAAGCGGTCTCGGGCGCGGCGCGCACCGGCCCCGCGCTCGACCCGGCGCCGCTGCAGGCGGAAGCCCGCCGCATGGTGGCTGAGGAGATCCTGCCGCCTGAGCGCGCCTTCCCGCGTGTCGCGGCGCCGCCGCCCGCACCGCCCGCTGCGGCGCCACCGCCGGTCTCGACCGGCATCATCGACCCGTCGACCGGTCAACCCATCATGCGTCCCGCGGCGACGCCACCGCCCGCGCCACCCGCCGCCGCGATCGACCCGCAGCTGCAGATCGAGATCAGCGACGCTGAGCGCGCCGCGATCGCGCAGCACCCGGTGATGCAGACGATCGCGCGCATCCTCAATCACGAGGGGCCGATCGACTTCTACACGCTGCACCAGTGGAAGGCGCAGCTCGGGGCGACGCTCGACTTCGACAACCCGCTGAGCAACCTCTTCGAGGGCGCCCGCAAGCATCTCTACGGCGAGATCCGCCGGATGCTGTCAGTCCACGAACCCTACAACGCGGCGACGCGCGCCTACGAGGACGTCCTCGAAACGACCGCCAAGGGCTACGGCGAGCAGGTGGCGAAGCACGCGGTTGGCGCGCCCGAGCGCATCGTCCAGATGATCTCGCCCAACGACCCGACGCAGACCCGCCTGATGATGGACGCGCTGACCCGCCACGGCCCCGAGGCTGCCGACTCGGTGCGTCAGGCGTGGCTGTATCGCAACATCCTGCAGGGCGGCCTGGACACCCTGGCGCAGCGGATGCGCGTCCTGCACGACAACCCGGAGTTCGCGCGCAACCTGCTCGGCTCGACCCGCGCCCAGGTCCTCCGCACGCTCGACGACTGGTCCGCCGCCTGGGAGCGGGGCGGCGCCGAAGCCGCCGAGGGCGTCGCCCGCGCCGAGACCGCCGGCCGGCGCGGCGTCGAGGCCGCTCGTCAGCTGGGCGAGGAGCGGATCGCCAAGACCCGCGAGGGGGCGACCCAGGCGACGCGCGCCGCCGCCGGCACCGGCGAGCAGGGCGTGCGTGCCGCCAAGCGAGCGGGCGAGAGTCAGGCGCGCGGGCGCAGTGCCGACGTGCGCCAGATTCGCTACAAGGCCCAGAACGAGCTGGCGCAGAACGCGATCAAGGAGCGGGCGGCCAGAACGATCACCGACGGCGAAGCCGTGGCGATTGACGGCTCGCGCCAGAAAGCGCAGCAGGTCCTCGACTTGATCCATGCCGGCGCCCGCCCCTTCAGTTACCGCGGCTCGGTCGGGCTGATTCGCATGATGATGGGACCGACCTCGGGCGACCTGCTCAAGGCGGCGGCGGCCGACCCGCGCGTCAACCGTGCGCTGGTGACCTGGCTCGCCGACCCGAATAGCTCCGTCGCCTACCGGGCGGTGAAGCGCTGGATCGGGACCGAGGAGGTCGATCGCGGGAAGAAGCTGGGACCGCAGGGCGGCAGCTCCGACCTCTTCCTGACCATCAAGTCGCAGGTGGGCGGCGGGCCGCCGCCGCCACCGAGGTGAGCGATGCCTGACGTGCAGCCGTCCTCGCAGCCGTCGCAGCCGTCCCCGCAGCCACGCCCGTCGCGCGAACTCCTGACCAGCGTGCTCGACGAGATGGTCGGCCCGTCGTGGCGGATGCCGCTCGATGCCCTGCGCTGGGTGCATGACCAGCTGCCCGCGTCGCTGACCGCGCCGCGCAGCCCCGAGCGCCCGCTCGAACGCGCGCTCGAAGCGTCGCGCGCCGACCTGGCCGCCGGCAAACAGCGCCGCGCCGATCTGGTCCCCTCGCCGATCCGCCGCGGTGTCGACACCGCCAAGGCCTACGCCGCCTCGCTCTTCGAGCTGGACCCGGAAGTCAAAGCGGTCGGCGACGTGATGCACCAGAGCGTCGAGCGGCAGCTGCCGCGCACGGGCAAGCCGGTCATCGACGCGATGGTCGCGCCGCACCGCGCGCTGCCCAACGCGATGATCGACCAGCTCACCGCCGGCACCACCCCCGGTGGCGCGGCGCTCAACGTCGATCCCTCGCTCGCGCCGATGCTCGCGGGCACGCCCTACGTCCCCCGGGCGATCGGCGGCATCCCGGCGCGCGGCGAACTCGCCAAGACCATCTACCAGATCGGCGAGCACTCGCACGCGCTCCACCCCGATGTCATCGAGCGCTTCGGCCACGGCTACAAGTACGGCCTGCCGATGGACCCGAAGGCCGACTGGTCGAGCGTCATCCACGACCCGGAGATGCTGCAGGCCTTCGGCGGCGACAGGCACGCCGCCCGCTTCTTCGCCGACATCATCGGCGCCACCTCGCCGACCACGCCCGTCAACAAGAACATGCGCGAGGCGGTGGGCGTCCTCGCGCACGCGCTGGACCGGCCTGGCGAGGATCTCCTCCTCAAGCACTACGGCGCGATCAACAAGAAGGGCAACCCCTACAAGCAGACCTACCTCCACGGCGATCTCCTCTCGGCCGCGCAGGCGAAGGTCAACGCCATCAATCAGCTGATCAACGGCCTGCCGAACGAGAGTCCGAAGACCGGGCGCTTCGGGGCGTTCGCCCGCGGCGTCAATAACGTCATGCCGATCGACACGCACATCCTGCACGGCGCCGGTGCGGAGTCCGACAAGCTCGTCGACGCCTTCCCCGCCTTGCGGAAGTACTTCATGCGAACCGAAGGCCTGACTGCGAAGGAACTCGCCGGCCCAGCGGGCGAGGAGCTGATGTACCAGCGGCTGCAGGACGCGATGATCCCCGGGATGCAGAGCCTCGACCCGAAGCGGCAGTTCCACCCGCTCTTCGGCGACATCTGGGAGGGCATCCGCGGCGGGCCGCGCGAGGAAGGGTTGAAGCAGATGAAGTATCAGGGCGGGCCGAAGGACTTCCTCCGCACCTACGATCTGCTCGACATGGAAGCGATGGTCGATCCGCAGCGGCTGAAGCGGGCCTACACCCAGAACAAGAAGTGGGTGGCGACACCGCCGCCGAAGCGGACCTACTCCCGCTAGTCGCCGCTAGTCGCGCTAGTCGAGCGGCTGGCCTTCGAGGATGAGGGCAATCGCCATGTTCAGCTCGTCGAACAACACCCCGAGCTTCTCCCGCGTCGCCGGGTCCTGCTCCATCCGCCAGACGATCTCGCTCCGGCGGCGGCTGGCGTTGTCATAGGCGATGCTCCACTGCTCCAGCCAGTCGTCGAGCTGCTCGCGCGCGTCCTTCACGTCGTGGTCGTCCTGGTTGTCGTCGTCGTGGTCGTCGCTCATCTCACTCATGTCCGCTCCTTCAAAGGAAACGCTGATGTCCGACACGCCGCTCACGCCCGCGCAGGTCCAAGCCGTCAAGGAACTGCTCGCCGAGCGCCAGGCGCGCTGGCTGTCGCAGATCGAAGGCCTCATCGCCGAGGCGGTCGCGCCGCTGCGGGTCGAGGTCGATGATCTGACCTCGCAGGTCGCCGTCATACAGGAAGCACTCGGTAACCACTGAAGGAGTGTGCGTCATGGATCTCATCGTCCTCGTCCTGGTCATCGCCCTGATCGGCTTTCTCGTCTGGCTGATCACCAGCAGGGTGCCGATGCCGCCCGGGTGGGCGGTGGCGCTGCAGATCCTGGCCCTGATTGTGATCATCCTGTATCTCCTCACGCGGTTCGTGGACTTGCCGAACGTCCTGCCGCGCTAGTCCGCGCTAGCCCTGGCCGAACGAGTCGGTCGGCCGCGCTAGCCACTCCTCGATGAGCGACAGGATGACCTGCCGCATCGCGACGTGCTCGGCGCGGGCCTTCTTCCTGGCTCGCTCCCACAGCATCGGCGGGATGCCGCTCAGCAGGTAGCGGCGCGGGTTCGCCCGCGCCGTGTACTTCGTCGAGTAGGGTTGCTTGGTCGCCATCAGCTTGTCGCCCCCGCCTTCTTTAAGAACGCCGGCTTGATCCCCTGCGCCTTCCGGTTCGCCGCGTTGGTCTGCGCCGCACGCTTCCGGTTCACCGTCGCCGCGCCGTCCCGATGCCGCGCCAGGACCGCCGTCACCTGCGGCGGCAGCACCCAGCGTCCGCCACCCGCGCCGTCCTGGCGCTGCAGGAACACCGTGTCGTTGCCCTCGACCCGCACCGTGCGGACCACCCAGGTCACGGTGTTGCCGTAGAAGTCACTGACGTCGATCGTCGACTGCTTGGTGACCGCGGCCGGGTGATGGCCGGTCTTCCGCCAGGCTTCGCTGAACTCGTCGCGGGCCAGGGTCACGGTCGGTTCGTCGTCTCGGTCTCGCTTCATCGCTCACTCCTCCATCGCAAGCCTCATGCTCACGATACATATACATTACTCGATGAAGCATATGCTTGTCAAGTTTGCGCTCGAGCAAACTCGAGTTTCCGTTCTCGGGATTGCACAGTCTGGCGTGGACAATTCGTGCAGATGCGTGCAGGCCGCTTGACTCACACGGCGCGCCCGAGGTCGGCCCAGTCGTCCTCGTCCTCGGTCTCGATCGGCTCCGCGATCGGCTCGGCGTGCCAGTCGCTGCTGTACCCCGGCACCGCGACCTCTTCCATCTCCGCCCAGTTCTGCCCCGCCTTCGCCGCCACGCCGATCGCGACGCAGTCGCCCGCCTCCCGGTACCAGGTCTCGGGCAGCGGCTGTTCAATCACCGGCCGTTGCATCTCCATACAGACCGTCTCGAACACCCGGTCCCACTGCCGATCCGGGATCTCCAGCAGCAGCGAGTCGTGAATCGGGGCGCGCAGCGGCGTCTTCCCGTAATACGCATCGCCGATGTAGCTCGGACTCTCCGGCTCCGCCAGCAACCGGATCATCGCCTCCTTGAGCACGCCGGTTGCAATGCTTTGCGGGTAGAAGGCCAGGACGCGCTTGCCGTCTTCGCCTAGACTGACTTTGAAATGCTGCCCGTTGATCTCGACGCACGGCGGCGGCTGCCCCTGGCGCTCGTACTTCGCGACCAGGCGGTAGTACTGCGTCTGGGTCAGACGCTTGTAGCTGTAGACGGACCAGAACCAGTGCTTATAGGCGAAGGGATGGTCGCCAGCGCCACCGAGATAATGCTGCCGGCTGGCGCGCAGCTGCGTCTGCCGCTGCCAGTCCGCGACGCCGGGAGCCATCCGCTCGAAGATGCGCGCATACTTCTCGCCCACCGCATGGGTCGGAAACAGGTGCGGGAACTGCAGCGTCATCCCCGGTACCGTCAGGCCGTAGCTGCGCCCGTGGATGTAGCGCTTCGCCGGCTCGTAGATCTCGTGGTGGTCGTGCTTCACCCGCTTGAACAGCGTGGCGAGCGCCACGTCACTCTGGCTCGGGTCGTAGGGCTGCCCGAGGACATGCGTCACCAGGGCGGCGTGGACACCGAGCTTGGCGAGGCGGTAGTACTCCGCATCACGCGCACACCAGCCCGTCTCGACTGCCTCAATCGCGGCGAAGTCGACTTCGAGCAGCCGGCAGCCAGCCTCAGCGACGATGCATTTCCTGAACCCGGCGGCGAGGTTGCGCTGGCTGTCCTTGTCGGCGACCACATTGGTGATGTTCGGGTTCGTATAACTCAGCCGCATGGTTGACGGCTTGAAGGTCGGCGTCGGGTGCAGCCGATCCTCCGCGTCCAGTCTTCTCTCCGTCCCCTCGACATAGGTCCCTTTGACCTTGCCGATCGCGCGGTAATCGAGCAGCGCGCTGTAGAACGGATCCCGGGTCGTGCGCGCCAGCCGCTCTAGGGTTTCGCGGTTGGTGCTTTCTTCGCTCTGGCTCTTTTTCGCTCGGCCGGGGTGGTGCTTGCGGTGCTTGATGTAGGCGAGGACCTGGGGGACGCTGTCGGGGTTGAAGGGTTCCTGCCAGAACCAGCGGCTGACAGTCGCAACGACAAGATCAACGCCTCCACCTCCAGCCGCGTCTGCTGGAGCGAGGCAGCGATGTCGTCGAGCCACTTCACGACCGCCACAACTGCGGCAGACGAGGATCTCCCGGAGGACGAGCTTCTCGACAATCCTGGCTTTGGCATACAGCTCCTGTTTGATCTCACTCGACGGCTTGCCCTTTCTGAGCGTCCCTTTCCGGGTGAAGGCACTCGCCTTCACATGCAGGAGATCGGCCGCTGGCGGGCGGCGTAGCCCCTCCTTGGGGGTCAGGGGGGCGAGCGCCTCGGGAACGCATCCCTGGAGCGTCTCCAGCTTCTCGCGCGCCTTGTCGACCAGCTCCTGCTTGAACACCAGCAGTCCCGCCCGGTCGACCTTGACGCCCACCAGCTGCGCCGGCCGCAGGACCTCGGTCAGCAGCCGGTGCGTATGCCGCATCGCCACCTGATACATCCCCTGCTGCTGCAGGTCGGTCAGGATCCCGAACCCGACCCGGTGCGTCTGCAGTCCGTCGATCGCCCCGTATTTGGCTGGCTCTTCCGCGGCGAGGTGCTTCCAGGGACCATACCCGCTGTAGAACGGCGCGACGAACCCTAACCCTCGCGGCAGGTCGCTCTGCAGGAAGTGCCACAGCCACATCAAATCCACCACCCGCGTCGAGTCGATCTCTCTCATTAGCTCGGCGCGCACCTGCCGCACGAAGTCGTACTCGCGGTTCCACATCCAGATCTGCCCGGGCGACGCGTACAGTCTCTTCAGCTCATCGAGATACGGGCCGGCGTGCGGCACCGTCACGCCCTCATCGGGGTGACAACTCACGTTGTGCCGCAGCAGCTGGAAGCTGACGTCGTCGGCGCCGATCTCGCCCTCGTCCTGGCCGCCGGCCTTGTCCGGTGTCTCGACGTCACTGGAGATCGGGTAGGCGCCCGGGTCCTGACATCTCGCAGCGATCACCTGATCGACCCAGGCGCGGAACCACTCGACCGGCGGGTCGACGACCAGCGAGTAGTCGTCCGTCGGCCGCCCGTGGTCTCTCGCCTGCTCGGCCCGCTGCAGGTCCCACAGCACCGTGCCGATCAGATTCGTCGCGCCGCGCTGCAGGTAGCTCGGGTGGAAGGTCGGCACCACCCAGAAGCGATCGGTCGGGTCGCGCACGACGCTGCCGTGGAAGTCCTGGACGCGCACCTTCTTCTTGTGTTCGAGGTGCAGCACCCGCCTGAGCGCCGCCATCCCCATCGGCACCACGACCTGGTGGCCTTCATCGAGCGTGTCTTTCAGGTACGGGCAGTGCCCCATCGCCGAGTAGTACCAGGGCGCGCGTTCGTCGAACCAGTCGTTAGGCGGGTGGCAGCTGATCGTGTTGTGGATGCGGATCGCGTCGCGTCTCCAGCCGAGCAGATTCAGCAGCCGCGTCAGCATCCCGCCCGCGTCGCCCATGAACGGCCGGCCGGTGAGCGCCTCGACCTTGCCGAGCGACTCGCCGACCAGCAGCAGCCAGCTCTCGGGCGGACCATCCGCGGGCGCGAAGCCTTCGCCGCGCTCGTCGAGCACGCAGCCGCGACACCCAGGCGGATGACTAAGCTGCGCCACGCGCTTCCTCCTTGGTCGGCTTGCGCTGGTACAGGTAGCTCGCCCCGCAGCCCTGGCACTCGGCAAACTCGGTGACGACGCGAGCGATCGTGTCGTAGAGCGCGCCGTGGCGGCGCCACGTCGTGCCTTGGCACACGCCGCAGGTCATGCGCGCCAGCTTGCCCGCGGCATCACAGGCGTCTCCAGTACCCTTCATACCGCCGCCTCCCCTTCTGCCGCGCCGCTTCGATATTCGCGATCGCCTTCTTCTGCCCCTCGGTCACGCGCTGGGTCCGCTCGACCGTCAACGCAATATCCCGCAGCGTCGGCTCGGCCCAGTTGTAGCGCCCGGTGTTGAGCAGGTCCTCGATGTCCTGTGTGAAGCGATACCACTCGGTCGCGCGCGGGTCGCGCGGGTCCGGTGCGTCGCGCGGCGCTGCATCAAGCGGCGCGTCGCTGACGTTCAACTCGTCTGGTCGCTTGCCCATGTCGCCTCCTGCAGCTCGGGCGTCGTCACGCCCTCGACCGGCTCGCCGTCGAACATCACGCGGTAGCGCTCCGCGTTCACCGGCCCGCCCCACTTGCGCGCGTAATAGGTCCGCGCATACGCCGCGGTCTGCCGCTCGATCCGCTCGCGCGTCGCCGCGTCGACACTCTTCAACGTGGTCGCGCCGTAGTGCAGGAACGGCACGTTGATGCTGTAGATCCGTCGTCCCTCCCCGGCGAGCATCAGCCGGCGGTGGTAGTCGAGGTCCTCGCAGTGCGCCGGCACGAAGTTCACGTCGAAGCGGAAGCGCTGGTGGCACGCCTGGCTGACGAGGAAGCAGCTGAAGTCGGGGCCGCCCTTGCCGTTGCCCCCCTCGGTGAGCGCGAGCTGTCCCGGCGCGAACTGCTGCTTGCTCACACCGACGGCGGTGACAAACAGCGCGTTGGCGATCTGCAGCTCGTCGAGGAGCAGCGACAGTGTGTTGGGCGCCAGCCGCACGTCGTTGTTCACCACCAGCGCCTGGTGCGCGCCCGCGGCCCAGCAGAAGTCGAGCGCCCGGTTCCACGTCCACGCCAAACTCGGCAGCGGCGGCTGGTGGCTCCACACGAGCACGCGCGGGTGCTCCTCACTGATGCGCTCCAGGCGCCTTCTGAAGTCGGTGTCGACGCCCTGGTTGACCACCAGCAGGCGGCAGGGCAGGGTCTGCGCGAGGACGTCGGCGATCGCTGCTTCGGTGTAGGGCGGATGGGCCAGCACCGGCATCACCGCCCACGGGTCAGCAGGCCGTGTCAATCCTCCGAACGGACGAAAATCGGTCGTTTCATGTACCGTTTTTTGATCCACTTTTGATCCACTTGGTGAGAAACGTGGGGTACGGTCGGGTACGGTCAGGTCGTAATTTGTTAGGAAAATCGAGGGTGCGGGTGGAAGCGGGTCGCTTCTCGGGGCTTTTCGGGCGGAAAATTGGGACTGAAAATCCCTGTTCTCGTGCGAAATTGCTAAGGATTTCGGTCATCGGCCTACTTTTGATCCACTTTTGATCCACTTGGAGACCGGTTTGGCGAGGTAGCTCAGTCGGTAGAGCACTGCACTGAAAATGCAGGTGTCGCCAGTTCGATTCTGGCCCTCGCCACCATCACGCCGTCTTCTGCGCCCGCTCGTTCTCACGCGACCAGACCTTCTCCCGCAGCTCCTGCGTCGCCAGCCGCAGCTCCTCGTGCTTGTAGCGCCCGTGCGTATCGGCCTGCGAGGTGTGCCCCTGCAGGAACTTCGCGGTCGCGTCCGACACGCCGCACAGTCCCCACCACGTCGCCGCCTCGTGCCGGAAGTCGTGCGGGCGCAGGTTCGCGGCCTTGTACGCCTCGCGAGTCTCCGCGGTGAAGTACTTGCCGCGCCCGAGGTACTCGCACGGGATACCGTGGACGAGGCAGACCGCCTGGACCCAGAGCTTGAAGACCTTCCGCAGCGTGACCACGTAGGCCGCAGCGCCAGCGAACCGGCGGCGTTTGAGGATCTCCGCCACGCGCCCGACTGGATTGAACGGCACCACGCGGAACTCGCCGCGCTTGGTGCGTCGGAGGGTGACGGTGCAGGCGTGCCAGTCGACGTCCTGGTTCTTCAGGTTGAGTAGCTCGCCCGCCCGCGCCCCGAAGTCGATCCCAAGGATGATGTAGTCGGCGAGCGCCGGCCCTGCCTTCCGGTGCTTCGCGGTGGCGAGCGGCCCGTAGCACATCTCCAACAGCCACGCCTCGCTGTTCGGGTCGCAGCGCTCGGTGCGTCTGTTCTCGGCCTTGATGTCGATCTTGAACTGGTAGCGACCGAACGGATTGAAGGTGACGAGAGCGGGACGCTGGTTCAACCCCCACAGCAGCGCCGGACGGACGACGGCGGCGAGGACGCGGTTCGGCGTGGCGATCTGGAAGCCGGCGTCGGTCATCCGCGTGACGTAGTCGCGGAAGGTCTCGGCGTTCTCCCACTTCGACAACGGCAGCGCGCCGAACGCCTGCTGCGCGGCGCGCTCCTTTGACAAGTCGGCTGCTGATTGCTTGCGCGTCTTGGTCGCGATCCAGCGGTTGATCAAGTCGTAGCCGTGCAGCTCGACGACCGGCGCTGGCGCTTCTACCTTCGGTGTCGGCATCGGCTTCCCCCGTACCAACCAGTCCTCGACGCGGCGCTTCAGCATCATCGTATCGGTCTTCGTCGTCGGGATCGGCTGGTGCGGTTCGAGCAGGAACGCGAACTTCTTCACCGAGCCGAAACCTGAGGTTCGATCGCCCTCGTGCTGTGCGCGGATCCACCAGGTCTTGCCCCGCATCGCGACGCCATCCTTCCACTTCGCCATCTACCGTCCCTGCTTTCGTTTGATGAGTGCGTCGATCCACTCGGGTTTGAAGCGCAGCGTCTTCGGCCCAATCTTCACGTACTCCAGATCACCGCGGGCGCACAGCTTGCGTACCGCACGCGGCTCGATCTGCAGCTGCTCGGCAACCTGTTCGAGCGTGAGCATCTTAGTCGGGTCAGCCGCAGCAGGTAGCATATGCATCATATCACTGCTTCTCACTACCGCCTCCCGCTACGAAACCGCCACCACTGAATCACCAGCACCGCCAGCACCCCGACCACCAGCGCCGCCAGCAAATTCCCCCCGATCTCAAGCGTGAGCTGCATGGATGGTGCTCCTGGCGGTGACGATGTCGACGCTCGGCAGCGGGAAGATCAGCGTGCCGCGCTCCTGGTGCAGGAACTTGGCCTCGCGCGCAATCACCGCGTCGCGGAACTGCCAGATGCCGACCAGCAGCGCATCGGGCGGGTCCATCCGCCCCGTCTCCTCGCTGACGATCGGGATGTTGGTGGCGACGGTGCGCCGCCCGATCTTCTCGGGGCTGCGCTCCCACGCCTGCCGCAGCCAGTTGCGGTTCAGTTCACAGACCTGCAAGAGCGTGTTCGCCTTGGTGCTCGCGCCGTAGAGGTCGATCGTCTGGCCGAGGCCGCGGCGCACATCGAGCGTCGCGCGGATCTGCTGCCGCACCTGCCGGACATTCCAGGCGAAGCGCTCCAGCGTCGACCACTCCTGGCACCAGGCCTCCTCCGCCAGGGTCTGGGCGACGTGCGGGCTGACCGGATGGCCCGGGTGCTGGACGTAGATCCGGTAGCTGCCCCCGTTGATCTGGCGCAACTCGACATCCGTCACCACCAGCCCGAAGCGTTCGACCAGGTGCTTGAAGGTGTGCAGCGAGTAATACGCCAGGTGCTCGTGACAGACGTTGTCGAAGGCGCGGGCGCGGAGCATTCCGGCAAGATCCTGCATCTGGACGATCCAGACGCCGTTCGGGTGCAGCAGCGCCTGCACGGCGGTGAGGAAGGTCGCCAGATCATTCACCGCGTAGAACATCGCGATCGAGGTGATCACGTTGACCTTGTGCTCGAACTGCCGCACCACCGAGTACTGGTCGGGGAAGTAGCTGGCGATGACCATGTCGGCGTGCGGCTGCAGACGCGCCTGCAGGTTCTTGGCCGGCTCGAACGCCACCCGCAGCGGCTTCGGCAGGGCCAGCCGCTCGTCGGCGTAGCGCGCCAGCAGCGTGCCGTCGTTCGCGCCCAGGTCGAAGACGACATACTCCTCGGTCGCCGGCACCCGTCGGCGTGCGGCATCGACGACATCGTGCAGCTCCGCCTTCATCACCTCGTTGATCCCCGACTGATACCAGTAGCGCTCGAACAGCAGCTCGCGCGGCGTGGTGTCCTGCAGCTGCACCAGCCCGCACTCGACACACGCGGCGAGCACCAGCGGCACCCGCGGCCGGCGGTCCTCCTCCGGTTCGAGATACCCCGACAGCTGGATGCTTCCCAGGTCGAGAAACGAATCGAGGCTCCCGCGGCAGCTCCTGCACTGCATCATCTATCTCCTTGTCAGCACCAGGCTCGCCAGTGAATGGTCGTCGAGCAGGTTGCCGTGATAGGTCCAGTCGACACCGCCGAAGGTCTGGAAGCCGGCGCGCTTGGCGTCGACGATCAGCTTGCGCCAGTTGCGCTCGTCGTAGATCCGCATCCGATGCTGATGCCCCGCCGCGGTGTCTTCTCCCTCGGCATCCCAGAAGGCAAAGGTCAGGAACAGCAGCCCGTGCTGCCGCAGGACGAGCGCGGCGCGCGACAGGAACTTGACCGGCGCTTCCGTCCGATCGAGCACGCACAGTCCCCAGATCGCCGGCAGCCCGCGGTGGATGCCGTTGGTCGGCTGCTCGTAATACTCGTAGACCGCCGCCGGCCCCGGGGCGATGAAGCCGATGTCGCTGTAGTTCACCACCAGCGACGAGGCGCGCGTGCGAATGTGATACTCGCTCTCCCACAGCGCCCAGGCCTCCTCCGCCAGGCTCTGCTGCCAGTCGGCGACCGTGATGCAGCCGGGGAAGTCCCGGAGATTACAGGTCCGCGACAGCGCGGTCACCACACTCACAGCCGCTTCTCCACCACCAGACTGGCGAAGGTGTAGTCCCAGACGTGCAGCCCATGAAAGGTCGGATCCACCCCGCCAAAGGCGGTGAGGTGCAGGGCCGCGAGCGTCTGGCGCAGCTGCGCGTAGGTCTTCTGGCAGAACAGCCGCTCGCGCAGTTCCTTGTTCCCGGTCGTGTCCGGCCCGCAGCGGTTCCAGTAGTCCATCGTCAGGACCAGCAGGCCACCCGGCGCCACCAGGCAACTCAGGTGATAGAGGAAGCGGTCCAGCTCCTTGACATGCTCGATGACGGAGAGACAGGTCACCGCCTTACTGAGCGCGGCGCCCCCTTCGCTCACCCACTCCTCCAGCGGATAGCCATCGACCAGCGCCGGGTCGACGACGATCACTTCTTTCCCAGTCCAGTCGCGCAGCATGTAATGGAAGGCACTGCCGGCGCCGCCGATGTCGTAGACCGGCCCCTCCCACGGCCCGCCTCGCTCGCGCCAGCGGCCCAGTGCCTGCAGCGCCAGCGCATACTCCCACCGGCGGTGCGTGTGCGGCAGCGCGTTCGGATGCGCGTCGACCGTCTGCAGCTCGTGCTCCAGGTGGTCGTAGTCCTTCGGGTCGAGCGTGCGTGACAGGCAAGTCAGGCTCACTGGGCTACCTCCCGATAGAGCTGCGCGTACTTCGCTCCCAGCCGCTGCCAGCTCTCCTTCTTCGCCAGCTGCCGGATGCGGTGCGTATCCCGTTTCTGTGTCGAGGGGATGCTGGCCAGCAGCTCCAGCCCGAACGTGATCTGGTCGAAGTTCTCATACCAGCGAATCGCCCGATGCCCGAGCGTGTCTTCATAGAGGGCGCGGAACTGCCGGCACGACGACAGCGCCAAGACCGGCTTGCGCGCCGCAATCCCCAGGAGCAGCGCGCCACTCTGTCCGGCAAACGCGCAGGTGTAAAGGAACGCCGTCGCGTCGCAGCCGGCGAGCAAACTGATCGCTTTCGCACGCTCGACGAACTCAGGGTGGACGATGACCTCCGGCTGACGCCGCTGCCACTCCGCGACCTGTTCGACGGTCGCCCCCGGCGCCAGCAGCAGCAGGTCCCAGCCAGCCGCCTTGGTGATGTCGCAGAGCGCGTCGTAGTTCTTCCAGGCGTTCGGGAAGCCGATCGTGCCGAGCAGCGGCTTGTCGTCCCGGAGTGACTGCGGCGGGCGGGTCCACTCGGGGACGCCCATCCGCCAGTAGCGGGTCTTCTCGGCGGGCAGATCGTCGAACGGCTCATGCACGACCGCGGCGTCGGCCGCGTCGACGATTGCCTTGCACTGATCGGAGTTCGGGACGCCGCTGTCGTGATAGGTGACGACGACCGGGACGCGCCGCCGCAGCTGCGCGATGTGTTCCGGCCACCAGCGCGAGTGCAGGGCGGCGTGATAGTTGAGATGCACGACCTCGACCTCGGTCACGTCGACGTGCGCCGGGTCGAGGGCTGCCACGTCGGGCAGCATGTCGATCGACGGATCGGCCTGCTCGACCGCGTCGGTCAGCATCGCCGAGTGCTCAGCGATGCCGCAGGCCGTGCCCCAGGTCGTGACCAGTAGGACTCTCATAGCCCTCTCCTCCGCCACCACGCCGCGACGGGCGACCAGTAGCGCAGCCAGAACCACCAGCCGCTGAGGCTGCGGGGGCGCATACCGAGCGCGATCTCCTGCCGCTCGCTCATACCTTCTCCTGCACCGCGTCGCCGACCAGCGCGTTGATCGACTGAATCAGCGCCGCCCGCCGGTCGTTCCACTCCTGGATGCGGAAGGCGCACTCGATGATCTCCTCGCGGTGGCTCACCTTCGTCCCCTCCTGCTTATACCCACGCAGCCGATCCTCGGCCTGCCACAGCGCCGAGTTCACCGCCGCCAGGTCGCTGTAGTGCTCGGTCCAGCGGCCGGCGCTCGCCGCCAGCAGCTTCGGCAGCAAGGCGGCGCGCTCGCGCTGGAAGTGCGTCACGTCGATCCCCTTGACCTCGCCATGCAGGATCTTCAGCGCCAGGATGGTCAGCCGGTCGCAGACTTCCCCCAGCCCGAAGTTCACCAGCCGACTCACGCCAGCACCGCCAGGCGCTCACGCACCACATCGACGAGGTGCCGGCTATCAAACGTCGGCTGCCCGTCGAGACCCAGCACCAGCCAGACCTGGTCGCTCGCTTTGCCGTAGGGGTAGAACACATCGTGGTGCCGCATCGTGTTCGGCTCGATCATCACCACCGGCGTGCCGAGCGCGCACGCGAGTACATGCAGCGCCGAGCAGCAGCCGACGAACACACTCGCCGTGGCGATCCAGCCCGCGGCCGACTCCCAATCGCAGGTGTAGCCGTACGGCTTCCAGCGCGGGCCGCCACTGACATTCAGCACGTCACTGGCTGGCGGCGAGTCCTCCTGGACGAAGTGCTGCCGCAGCAGCCAGTACAGCCCGTACTTCAGCTCGAAGTGCTCATCGCTGAAGCCGACCACGATCCGGCTGGTCGGCATCTGGAAGGGCGGCGCCAGCCACGGGTCGAGTGCGAGCGGCATCGTCAGCGGCAGCTGGTCCTCAGCGATCCGGTAGGTCTCATAAGGCAGGGAGAGCTTCGGCCAGCCGTCATACGCGAGGTGGAGGACGATGTCGTAGCCGCTCGGGAGGGTGGGCGGCTCGCGCGGCGTGATCGGCGCGGTCTCGTGAATCTCCCAATCGTGGGCGACCAGCACCTGGCCGATATAGATCTGCCGGCTGAGCAGACTGCAGAAGCTCGGGTCGGCATAGGTCGGCCCGAGGAGGAGATCGACCGGCACGTTGGCGTTGTGGCTGAGGGCGCGCACCGTCGGCAGCGCCCACAACAGATCGCCGTATCGCCCGGGGTGCGTGCAGAGGATCTTCATGCGGACACCTCCAGCTCCAGACACGGGTGGTACGCCAGCCGCCCGAGCGCATAGGCGGGTGCCCGCCCGTAGGCATGGCTCACGTTCCAGGGCTTGACCAGTTCGTCGGCGGTGACCCATCCACGAAAGGTGTAGATCGGCATCACACCCGTCATCAGCGCATAGAGGTCGGCCCGCCCTGACGCTTCCACCCAGCGGAGGAGCCTGCCGTTCTCCTGGGGCGTCTGCTTGACATCGACACTGCGGCCGTCCTGCAGGTAGACGTCGGGCCGGCCTTCCACCGAGTGCCCGTCGAGCGCATACGCCCACACGCCCCGGGCGAGATTGGCGAACGCCAGCTCCGCGCCGACGCTGTTGCATTCATGGGCCAGCGCATCGAGTTTGTCAGCCGACCAGTTCTGGTAGCGTCCGAGGCGGTCCTTGCTCGCCTGCAGGCGCGCCTTGGCTTCCGCGATGACCGCCTCGCACTCCGCTGCGGTGAGCCAACAGGTCGCGCCCGCGTAGAGGTAGAGCAGGAGCTTCATCACCGCTCGCCGGCCGCCTACTTCTTCCCCAAGCCCGCCAGCCACTGGTCGATCGGTCCCATCCCGCTGCCATCGTCGTCAGCAGCGCGGAGCATCCCGATCAGCACCGGCGCGATCTTCTTCAGGCTCTCTTCCGCGTCTTCGACCACCTGATGAATTTGCTGTTGGATTTTTTCCGTGTTCGCGTTGTCGGTCGCCATCGACTGCTGATGCAGGTCGATCATCTGCATCTGCAGCGCGTCGATCTTGGCTTCGATGCGATTGAGCTGCTCGTTGTCGACGGGCGGTTGCGGCTCGGGTTCTGGCTCCGGTCCCGGTTGGGGCGCGTCCGCTTTCAGCACCAGCGGGCCGCCGTAGGTCAGCTGCTCCTCGGTCGGCTGCACCCAGTTGTCCGGCGGCAGCGGTGTCCCCGGCGGCGGCGGCGCATACGGCGTGTAGGCGAGCCGGATCTCGCGCATCCCGTTCCCGGCATCGACGTCGGTGAGGTAGTCGGCGCCGGTGCCATCGCTCTTGTCGAGGCAGGCATCGACCGACAAGCCGTGATACTGCGTCTGCCCACCGCTCTTGCCGATATGGCCGACGTTCGGGTTGCTCTGGTGAATCTTGTAGACCGCCCGCGCGTTGAGTTGCCCCTTGCCCTCATCGCCCTGCGCCGCCGGCACCAGTGGCGACTCGAACTCGGCGAGCGTGTCGGCGTAGACCTGCGTGTAGTTCTGCACTGCCGCCTCCTGTTCCTGTTACCGGCTATAGGTGCCGACGCGCGCGGGCGGTGTGAAGCTCGCCCCCGGCGGCGTGCCATCGGTCGTGTTGACGGCGTTTGCCGGCGAGCCTGGCAGCACCATGTGGTCCGGCCCGAGGCTCGCCTCCCAGTCGGCCGCCGACAGCCGGATGTTGTCGGGCGGCAGCGTCCCCTGCGATCGACTCCCCGCCTTGAAGCAGTTGCCGGTCACGACCGTCTGCGCGTGCGGCCAGTCCTTCTTGAGCGCCGCGAAGCCGATGCCGTTGGTGGCGGAGAGATAGCCGTAGCTGCCCTCGCAGACCATCGAGTTCTGGAACGCCAGCGGCCCGGGCGACGCGGTAATGCCGCTATCGGTGTAGAAGTTCATCCACGAGTGACTGTTGCTGTGATAGGTCACATGGTCGATGACGATGCCGTCATCGACGCCGTTGGCGACCGGCATCCCGCGGCCGGTGCCGAGATACGGTGTCTGGTTGATGTCGTAGGCGAGCACGTTGCGAATCGCGACGCGCCGCATCCAGTCACTCGTCTGGCCGCTGTCGTTCTTCCCGATAATGCCGAACACACTCCCCACATTTCTAATGACCAGGTTCTCCAGGACGACGTCCTCGCACGTCGCTGTCGGCTCGCCGCCCTCTTGATTACAGGCCTTGAGCATCACGCCCACCCCGGTCGACCAGTCTCGCTTCCAGTTGCACTCCAACAAGCAGTGCTCCATCCGCAACCGTTTGACCGACTTGATCTCGAACAAGCACTTGATACTCGGCTGACTGGCGAGGGACATCCAGGCGTAGTTCTTACTCAGGTGGCAGCGGCTGATGAGAATGTCGGAGCACGCCATCTCCGGCGAGGCGCAGTCGCTGCCGCCGAACATGACGTTCTCGGCCCCGCCCTCTAAGAAGCAGTTCTCGATCTTGAGATACTGGCCGCCGTTCCAGGCGCTGACCGCCTGGCTATCCCGCCCCGGCTCGAAGATGTCCTTGATGTAGCAGCTGCTCACCGTGACGTTCGACGCATTCAGGGTGATGCCGCGATGCCCGCCGAGGACCGGGTCACCGAAGATGTAGCAGCGGTCAAAGAGGAACCCGTCGGGGCGGTCTTCCGGCGTGAGCATGTTGCGCTTGTCGCCGCCCATCTCGACGTGCGAGTAGCTCTTGGTCAGTGGCGGCCCGATGCCGATATTCACAAAGGCGACGTGGTGCGCTTTGTTCTGGATGCGGATGGGAGAGGTGGTTTTGGTCACTCCCTGCAGCACGCCCAGCGCCGGCAGGTACTCCGGTGTGATCATCGACCCGACCGGCGGGTACTCGCTGCTATCACTGGTGATCGTCACCCACGGCGCGTCCGGTGGGCGCTCGCGGATCCGCAACTCGCCGAGATGCGTCCCGACCTCCAGCTGGATGATGCCGCCGGTCGGCTCCAGCGCGTCATACGCCGTCTGCACGCTCTCGCCGACCGGCACCTTCACCGTCGGCACGTCGATCGGCGCCGGGAAGGCCTGGTCGACTTCGCTCCGCAGCTGCTCGGCATCGGCCACGATGTGGTCGATGAGGTCATACATTCGCCGTCGTTCACCCGCCATCACTCCCCCCTTTTCACAACCACGCCCGCAGCCGCGGGTCCGTCACGCACCGCTCCACCAGCGCCTGCGGGCTGCCGACCAATCGCAACCCGGCGGCACTTCTCGCTCGGCTCAACGCGACATAGAGCATCCCTGGCGACTTGAAGAACGGGTCGCGGATGTTGACCTGGACCCGATCGAGACTCAGTCCCTGCGAGTTGCTGCCGACGAACGGCCCGAAGCCTAGCTCGTGGATCGTTTCCAGCTCGATGTCGAACATCGGCACGATCACCTTCAGGCACTCGATCGTCTTGACAGTGTCCGTCCCGTCGAAGTGCTTGATCACGCGGTTCGGATGCCACTCGCCTAGTGCGCGCTGTTTCTCGGGGTGGGAGAAGCCGACCAGCGCTTCGTAGCGGTCGCGTTGCTCCGCATTGATCCAGACGTGCTGGTACGGCCCCGTCGGTCCCGCGTAGGTGCCGCGCGTGCTGGCGATGCCGAGATACAACAACAGCTGCTGCACGTCGCAGGCGAGTCCTTCCGACCGCGTCGCGTAGACCAGCCGGCGATCGATCATCGAGCCATCGGTGTCGAACAGGCCCTGTAGGCACGCCGCCCAAGCCGACGGCCCCGACGTCCAAATCGCCTCAGGGACGCGCTTGTCCACCGCGGTGACGTAGTCGCAGCCCCACGCTGCGAGCCGGAGCCGCAGTGGCAGGCTGGTGAGATGACAGCCGCGCTCGTCGCGGCGTGTGTTCGGCCGCCCACCGAGTCGCTGCGCGATCGCCATCCAGCGCTCGCGCAGGTGCGCGACCTCGCTGGTGAAGTGGATCTGGCCTTCGCGCTGGTCAGCCCAGGCGGCGTTGCCGAGCGAGGCACCGATCCACCACGCGAGGTCGCTGTCGATCTCCTGTGTGCCGGTGATCGTCGCGGTTGTCGTTAGGCAGATCGGGTGATCGGGGACGAGCTTGCACGTCTGGCGGAAGCCATGCGGCGTCTTCCACCGATGGTCGGGCGAGCAGAGCAGTGTGTAGCCGCGCGCGGTGGTCAGTCGATGCAGACGACACTCGGTCTGCGCCACCGCCTTGAGGCGTGCGAGGCCGCCGCCCGTATCGATCCACTCGCCGACGCGTAGATCACACACGCGCACAGCGCCGCGGCCGGCGACTAACACGCGCGTGTCCGGCGCGACGCACTTATGCACCGTCGATGCATATGCAACTCTGAGCGGCAGGTAGGTAATGCTCCCGACCACTTCCCACTTGCCGTCGATCCGTGTCGCGCCCTCCGGCCCTTTCTCGCGCAGCTCTTTCCTCCGCGCCGAGTCACACGGCACCTTCACATCCCGGGTGACCGGCTCGACTTCCACCACCTCGCCGGTGCGCTGCAGCTCGACCCAGCAGGTCGCCTCGGTGGCGTCGACGATCGTCCCGAGGTCGCCGTTGACATACAGCAGCCGCCGCGGCAGCAGCTCGGTCCGGCGGTTGGCGAGGATCATCACCAGCGCGCCGATCTTCAGCGGCAGCACCTTCGGGATGCCCCACTGCGCCTCCGGCTTCTCCAGCTGGCCCCACTCGCTTCTGAGCTTCCCCCAGCGGTGACTGGTGAACTTCAGCTCTTTGCCCTGCAGCTGTGACATCCGCAGGTAGTTGAAGCGGTCGACCGACTCGTTCTTCGCGACGATGGTCGGGCCGTCGTAGTGATCGTCGGTCTCGTGGTTGATGGCGTTCCGGCTGGCGAAGTACTCCGCCACCACCCGCCCGCGGCCATGGCGCGCCGCCCGCAGCACGGCGATGAAGTCCTGGTCGTCCTGGCGGTAGATGCGGTCCAGGGTGATGACGTTCGGCGCGAAGCGCTCCCACTCGGGCGACTCGAACGCATAGCTCGCCTTCACCGGACTCAGCTGCGCGAAGTCGCCCACCAGCGTCAGCCCCATCTGCGGCGGGTCGTCGTCGTCCGGCGTGCTCTTGCCGAGGACATACCCGCGCCCGTTCACTTCGTCGATCGCCCGCACCAGGAAGGTGAGCTGGTCGCCCGCCAACATGCTCACTTCATCCAGCACCAGCCGGCGCACGCCCGACTTCCACAGTTTCCCGAGCTTGGCGGTGAGGAAGCCGGTGATGTAGGCCTCCTGCAGGCTGGCGGTGTCGAAGTAGCCGAGCACGCTGTTGATCGTTTCGCCGCCGAGATTGATCGCCGCAATCCCGGTCGTCGCGCACAGCACCAGCCCCGGCTCCTTCTCCGCCCACTCCCGGGTCGCGAAGGTCTTGCCGCTCCCCGCCGGCCCCGCCAGATAGGTGAAGGTTGGAGCCGGCGCTGCCCACAGCGTCCCATCAGCCGCGCGGGGTGGGCCGAGGTCCGGCAGGATTGACGGTGCCTCGACGCGCGCTGCTGGCGTCACGACCGGGGCGGGCGCCGGCTCCATCTCGATCGGCGCCCGTTCGATCGGCGCCCGTCGCCGGGGCTGCACCACGGGTGCGACCGGCGCCGCAAAGGCGAGATCCGGGTCGGGCGGCGTCACTTGTCGGGTGACCGCCATCACAACCCGCTCTCACTCCGAATGTGTTCCGCTCGCAGCCCCTTGGCGACCACGCGCGGCTCGAACACCACCATCGCGCCTTCCTCCAGCTCCTCGATCCGCCGGTCGTCGAGACCACTCATGTGAAAGAAGTAGTCCTTGCCGACTTCCCCCACGCCCTCGGTGCAGCGGATGAAGCCGAAGCCGCGCTCGGGGTAGAGGCGCTGCACGCGACCGCGCGCCTCAGGCAACTCGGAGCGGGAGGACGTCTCTGAAGAGGTCATAGCCTTTTCGATGTGCTTGTTCCCAGAACCCACGGTCGCCTCCGTTAATCTGTGTTGCCGCCCAGCGTTGATACCCAGGGTCGCCGACAGCGGTCTGTCCCCCCAGGTGCCGGCACTGCACCGGGACGTAGAAGACCTGCCACTGCAGCCGGCGCGCGAGACAGCCGAGCGCCCCGTCGTAGAAGTGGTGGACAAAGCCGTTCACCTGCAGGTAGTCCCACGGCGGCATGTGCGTCGCGCCACTCGGACTCCGCCCCTGCCAGAACGCCCGCCGCCCGATCTGACTGAAGCCGTCGAGACAGACGACTTCCTCCGGCAGCAGGCTCCGCGCGCCGTGCGCTTCGGCGTCGACCAGATTGCTGCGGAAGCCGATCCGCGCCAGCTGCATCGGGTCATACGGTTCCTGATACAGCTCGTCGCTGCCCAGGCCGATCGCGCCGCCGAAGCCGACCAGCCCCACGTCTGGATGGCGGCGGAAGCAGGTCTCGACGACGTCGTCCCAGCCCCGTTCGAGGATCAGCACGTCGTCATGCAGGCAGGCGATGATGTCGACGTCGGGCCACAGCACGAGCATCTCGTCGATGCCCCGCCGGAACGCCGGCACGGTCCCGAGGTACGGCTGCTCGTCGCTGCTGCCGTTCTCCACCACCAGGATCGGCAGGTCGGTCACGGCGTGCTGCAGCCACGACTGGAAGCACGGGTCGGCGCGTCGGCGATTGGTCGTCGCGGTGACAATGCCCAGCATCAGTTGTTCTCCGGGTCGAACGGGAAGTCGTACTCCCGTCTGCCGACGACTTCGACGTCGCCCTCGGCGGTCAGCTCGGGGCAGGCCTCGATGAACTCCTGGAACAGCGCGACGATCGGCCGCAGGTGGTGGCCGGCAAAGGTGACGGTGTGCTCGCCGCAGATGTCGCAGCTGATATGCAGCTCGGCGACGAGGAACGGCTTGCCCTGCCCCACGGGCGGCGTCACGGTGATGGCGCGGGCGCGCACCAGCGCTTTCACCGCAGTGCCTCCAGCACGTCAGGTCGGGCAAGGGCGAGTTGCACGCCGTCCCAGACGCCCTGCAGATAGCAGCTGCGCGTGGCGCTCTCGACGATGTTCGCGTCGTGGCACGCGCGCCGGACGATCGCGGCGATGCGGGCATCGGCGAACGCCATGTACTCGTGCGGCACCTGCAGCGTCTCGATCTCCGGTGTGCGCTTCTTCATAGCCCGCTCCGTATCCAGCTCACCCAGCGGTCGCCGAGCGCCTCCCAATCGAGGTGCGCGACGCTGCCGCGGCAATACGCGGCGGCGGTCTCCCGGCCGACCTCGTCTCGCCAGGTGAGCGCCCGCTCGGCGGCGTTCGCCACATCCTCGATGCGGAAGACCGGCCGGCGCAGCGCATAGACGCTCTCGGTGCGGTACTCGCGCATCGGCACGCGCCACTCGACCTTCGGCACCAGCTCACTGCCGCCGCCGAAGTCACCATGGATGACCGGCACGCCGGCCGCGAGCGACTCGACGATCGGATAGCCGAAGCCTTCGCCCAACCCCGGGGCGATCGTCAGGTCGCAGCGCTGGTAGAAGCAGGCCAGCTGCCGGTCGTTCATCGTGCCGAGCGTCACGGTGACGCGCTTCTGCAGGCCGCAGTCCTCGACCAGCTGGGTGATGCTCCAGGCATTGACCAGCAGGTCGGTGTGCAGCCAGCCGTAGACCTTCCGCCCGCGCGCGGCCAGCACGGCGAGCGTCTCGAAGAAGAGCGCGAGATCCTTCCGCGGCTGGTTGGTGGCGACGCAGCCGATGAGCGTGTCGTCCCGATTGATGTATGGCCCGAGGCGCGACGTCACCCACTCCCGCTCGGTGTCGCTCGCCTCGCTGTAGTCCGCCGGCCAGAGGCCGTGCGGCAGGTAGCTCACGTCCTCGCCGCGCACGGACTTGATGATCTGTGCGCCCCAGCGGGTATAGGCGAGCACGCGGTCGAACGTCTGCAGCGGGACAGCGGGCGGGCCGGACAATCCGCCCAGGCGGTTGTGCGAATCGACCGCGGTGTAGCACCACTTCTTCGCCGGCACGTCGATGTCGCAATATGCATAGAGGCGCGCCGGATCCCAGACCAGGAACAGCACGCCTGGCTGCTCGCCGAAGCGGTCCTTCCAGATCGCGGCGACGAACTTCGCGCCCCAGTCGTCGCCCCGCTCGGCGACGCCCATCGGGACGTGCGGCCACGCCGTCCAGCAGGGCGGCACGGCCCCGCCGACCGAGACGAGATCGAGCGGGAGGTTGCGCGCCCCGATGAGCACGCCGAGGTCCCGGGCGATCCGTCCCAATCCGGTGGGTTCCTGCGGGCCGTCGCCGACCAGCAGGCAGGGGATGCGCTCCATGTCAGTTGGTGAGCGGTGCGGGTTCAGCGGTCGCAGCGGCCGGCTTCCTCGTCGACTTCTTCGTCGTCGTCGCGCGCGGCTGCCGGTTCTTCACAATGGCCGACGCGATCGCCAGCGTCTGCTGGGCGAGCGCCAGTTCGGCGTGCTCGAAGTAGTTGATCACCGCGATGACCGGGTCCTTCGGTTTCGACATCGCTAACTCCTGATGTTGTCGACGTTGGCGAACGCCCGCAGCAGCGCGCCGCAGTTGCCACAGGTGATCTCGTACGGCACCTCGCCGTTCGCGCCCTTCGGCACATCCTCCTGGTAGTAGCTTTCGCCGCAGCCCTTCTTCCCCTCGACCACCTGCACCTGGCCGGCGTTGTCCCGGGCGCGAATATCCCGATCCTTGCTGCAGCGCCAGCTGTATCTCAGGTCGGCGCTGAACTCCTTGCCCGCCTGCTTCTGCACCGCCGCCATGTACTCCCGGTTGCTCTTCGGCTTGGCCTTCTCGCCGGTGGCGCGCAGCAGGTAGTCGAGGTCACTGGCGACGACGGACTTGTCCTTGCCGCGAGCGCGCTCGTTGTTGGTGAGGCGCGTCTCGAACGGCTCGCCGTTGCTCTTGCCCTGGGGCGACTGCACGATCAGCAGCGGATGGTCGCGGTCGAACGCCAGCCGCACGCGCTGCGACGGGTTCTTGTCGGCGGCGTCGAACAGATCCCAGATCGGCGCGGTCTGCAGGCCAGCGGGGAGCTTGAAGCGATACGCCCCGGGTGGCGGCGGCGGCGCGAAGCTGCCGAAGATCGGGAGGTCGTCGAGGTCCTGGCCGGCAGTCGGCAGGACTTCGTCTTTCAGCTGGCCCGCGAGTTCTGCGAGTGACTTTCCCATGACGATGCACCTCTGACGGATGACGAGTTACGGGGTACCGGGCGCCTTCGCCGGGGGTTTCATCCCGGGTGGCGGGGGCGGCCCAGCGACAACGGGTGTCGTCGTCGTCGGCGTCGTCGTCGTCGTCGGTGTAGTCGTCGTCGGTGTCGTCGTCGAGAGTGGCGCGCCCCCGTTGCCGGCCGGCAGCGGCTCGACCTTGCGCTTGCGTGCGGTGACCGTCACGGCGACGGGCGCAGCTGGTGCCACTGGCACTGCAGCGGCTGGCACTGGCACTGGCACTGGCACCTGGAGGGGCGTCAGGGTCTCGCTCGTCGAGGCGGGCGCGCTCGCCGCCGGCAGCTGCGCGAAGGCCTCGCCGTAGTCGCTCGGCGTCCCGGCGAGTCCCGGTGCGCCCGCGATCTGCTCGGTCATCGCCTGCTGCAGGTCGGCGTCCAACATGCGGAACACCAGACCGAGGTTCGCCTGCGCCCACGGCTGGCCGATCGGGTCGACGAGCTTATCTGGTAACCCGGTGGGGCTGGCGCTGGTCTTCAGCAGGTGGCGACGGTTCTGCGGGTCGGTGAACGGACGCAAGAACAGCGTGAAGTGCTCGCCGCCCGCGTCGTCGATCTCTTTCCCCATCTCATAGACGTTGCCGAACCACGCGCTGGCCTCATCGGTCGCGGCGCGGCCTGGCAGCTTGGCGCCGACAATCGGCAGCCCGCCTTCGTCGGTCGCTTCCATGCTGAGCGCGGTGAAGATCGGTCCCTCGACCAGGTACGGAATGCTCAGGCTGTTGTGGACACACTGACGGGCGCGGGTCTGGCCGAAGCCGATGTCCGCGCGGTTGCTGCCGCCGAAGGTGACCGAGCCGCTCCGCACCGTGCCGCCGAACGCGCTCTTCTCGCCGCCGATCTGCCCCGCGCCGCGCGCCTCGTCCATGTGATCGAGCACGACGCTGCCCATCGAGGTCAGGCCGTCGAAGGCGACGCCGCCCACCAGCTCGAAGCCTCTCGTCCGGTGGACGTCTTCCATCACGTTCAGCTCACTGACCGGATGCAGCGTCTTGCAGGGCGTACAGTAGGTCGGGGTGAGCAGGCTCTGTGTCGGCAGCTGCGCCAGCACCTCGCCGGTCTTGCGACAGCTGACCGTGTAGCGCGTGGTGACCGGCGGCACCAGCCGCACGGCCGGTGTGGTCTCGCCGGTCTCGCGGTTGATCTTCGCCGGCCAGTAGCCCTTGGTCGCCAGCATCAGCGTTTCAATCCCGAGGCCTTCGCCGCTGCGCGTCCTCGCGCGCCAGAAGCGAATCAGCCCCTGCTGCATCAGCTTCTGCAGGTTGGTCGGGATGGCGCCGCCGTCCCAGGAGTAGAGCAGCAGGATCTTGTGGAAGGTCTCCCAGAGATACTCGGCGAACGGCGCGAGCAGTGACGTCTTGCCGGCGCCGGGGACGCCGAGGATCAGCGTGGCGGTGAAGATGCGACGGGCGGCGTTAGACATGAGCCGGCTCCTGAACTTCCAGCTGCAGGCGGCGCAGCAGCAGATCGACTTCCGCGACACTCAACCACTCGCCGTTGTCGATCTCGTCGGGTTCGTGGACGAGCACCTGCTCTTTGAACAGCGTCAGCGCCGCGATGATGGTGCGGTTGATCTTCTGGTCGGGGATGTAGCGCACCTCGGACGGCGCCTGGCGGGCCGCCGCTCTCGCCGCCTGCACGCCATCGAGGTAGCCGGCGCGGTAGGCTTCCGCGATCGAGACGTCGGCGTGCCGGCTCGCCCAGTAGTCGGCGACGTCGCCCTGCACCACCTGCGGCTCGGGCGCCTCAGGCACCTCGGGCGGTGCCGGCGGTGGTGGGGGCGGTGCCGCCTTGTGCCCGGGTCTGCCGGCGCCGCAATGCACGCAGCCCTGACTGATCGGCCCGGTGTTGTCTTCGCCGCAGCTCGGGCAGCCCCAGATCCCTTCCTGGCCCAGGCCCGCGCCGCCATAGAACCGGCTCCCTCCGACTGGCATCACTCCTCCTCGTCGACCGCTTCGGCTTCCGCCGGCAGCAGCCCGCGTGCGACCGCCTGGTCTAACTCTGGTTGGTGGTGAGGTAACCGCGGCTGATACCGGCCCGTGCCGAGCGGATCTTCCCAGCCGCTGTGGCGGTGGCAGATCGGGACGAACTCGCACTCGTGTTCGCGCCCGAACGGCCGGCAGTTCCAGCTGCAGGGGATGATGCGGTCGAGCGCGTGCTGGAAGGTGTCGCTCGCCCAGGCGTGTCCCGCCGCCTGCAGCTCGTACAATTCCCAGAGCGCCTGCTGCCAGCGCGCCTCGTCCCCGGCGAAGCCGCGCATCAGCGACTCCAGCTGATGGTCCTGCCTGTTCATCGGCCCGAGGATGAAGCACACCTTGTCGAGGACGCTGGGCGGCAGCATCCTGACCCAGAACTCGGCGGGACTCATCTCCGGGTTGGCGGTGGCATAGGCGCGCCAGGTCGGCCAGTCACTCTCCGGCAGATGCCAGACGCCCTTGCGGCGATGCGCCTTGCTCTTGCGCTTGGTCTGCCCCTCGGCATCGATCCACTCGTAGCTCGGGAGCCAGTCCTCGTGTTGAATCGGCGGGTTACTTGGTCGCACAAAGCCGTAGCAGAGCGGCGACAGCTGCCGCTTCATCGGGTCGTCTTCATAGCGATCCTTCTGCCGCGTCCCCTTGCTCAAGCCGATGATGAAGGTCTCGGTCACCTCGGCGCCCCACAGCTGCTGCGCGTCGAGCGTGCCGATCGCCAGCTGCGGGTCGGTCTCCCACTTCTCGCTCCAAGCCGCAGACTCCCACCCCGTCGTCTTCGCCTCGAAGTAGGCGAGGCTCTGCCCGCTCCGGCGCTGCGCCAGTAAGTCGGTGCGGATCATCAGCGCCTTGCCGCTGCAGCCGCGGCGGATGTGTTCGTCCTGGTCGAGGGGCGGCGCGCCGCAGCTGCAGTCGAGGAAGTGCAGCCGCTCCTGCTCCACCGTGACCACCTTGTAGGTTTGTAGTAACCAGGGGAGGAACTTCAGGCGCAGCGCCCAGGCCAGCCCTGCGGCCAGGGTCGACTGCTCTTTGATCGTCTCTTCGGTCTGCGCGCTGCCGAGGATGCTGGTGTAGCCGCGCGCTTCCACCCGCGTGATGTAGCCCGCGACCGCGTCGTTGATGATGTCGCGGGTCTCGACGAGATCGGGCAGCCGGTCGAACTTCGCCAGCAGCCGTGCGAACGCTTCGAGGATGTGGTGGACGACGATGCCGGTGACCAGCGGCAGCGAGTCGCGTCGGGTGGTGATGCCGTAGCCGGTGGGACCGAAGTGATACCCCAGGTAACGCTTGCGCCAGCAGGTCACCGCCGCCTTCCAGCGACTCCGGTCAGTCAGCCAGAGATTCAACGGCGCTGTCGGGGTGGTCGGTGGTGTCGTCATCGCGGTGCTCGCTCCTCTCGCTCGGCTCTCGGCTCTCGCTCGACTACTTCTTCTTCTTGTTGAGTAACCCCTCCAGCGCAATGCCGGTCTTCTTGTGAATCTTCAGCGCCAGCTCGGGGCGCGGCACGCGCAGGCCGGTGACCCACTGGCTGACGGCGGACTGTTGGACGTCGAGGGCACGGGCGAACGCGACCTGGCTGGTCGCGGTGGCGCTCAGATATTCGTTCAGCGTGCGGTAGGTGCGGCGGGCCTTTCCCATAGCGGAAGGGCGAACCCTATCACGAATCGCAAACGGGTTGCAAACAGGGCCATAACGAAGCGTTATAGAGGTGTTATCGAGGCGGGGTTACACGGCAGGCGGTCATTTGTCAACCCCGTTCGAGGCGGGATTATCGGCAGGCGGTCATTTGTCAACCCTGTTGATAAACTGTTGACAAACCCATTGCAGCGCTATCACAAGTTGTGATACGGTGTCGGGACGTGACGAAAGCTAACAGGCCAGAAGCGGCCGTAAACGGCCGGAAGCGGCCCGCGCAGCCCACACCGGCCTGCACGACCAGACCACGCTCCCCCCACGCTGGATTGAAGCGGGAGATAACAATGACTGCCTTCTCCACGGCTATGCGGGAGCACGTTCGGCAGCTGATCTTCGACTACGGGCTATCACAGAATGCGTTCGCCGAGGAGTTGGGGCGCTCGCAGTCCTCGGTCAGCCAGCTGCTCACCGGCAATCGCCACAGCAAGGACCTCGACGTCTGGCAGGAGATCGCCGCCTACTTCAATCGGTCGCTCAGTCAGTTGATTCGGGAAGCTGAAGTGTTGCAATTGTATCCATCACAAACTGTGAAAATAAACAGGTACGCAGAATCACAGTCTGTTATAGACTCCCCCGCACTTCCTACCACTCCTGGCACCTCCGAAGGAGAACCCAATGACGATCGTCGTACACTTTCGCGACCAGCTGCTCCCGGCTCGTTCATCTCCTACAGCCGCGTCAACAGCAACGACGACCACGACGTCAACGCCCTCCTCCTCCTCCGGCAGAACATCGAAGCGCTCGTCAACACCGAGTGGCGCAAGCGCAGCCAAGCCAAGCGCCTCCGACTCTTCGAGTCCATCGCCGGTTTCATCCTCGAAGCTCTCCACTCTCGCGAACTTGCCGGCGACGAGCATGGTGAGCGCCACGCCGAAGTCGCGGCATCGGTATCGCCAGATCAACCACGGGATGGCGGCTATCAGGATCCTGCACCAGCAGCTCGCCGACCTAAGCCACGAGCCAAACGCGCAACAGGCCGCGCTGGACAAAGTCCACAGCTACGTCGAAACGCATAGAATGCTGCTGCAGCGGCTGCTGCGCGCCCTGGTGGCGTGCCTGCTCGCGGCTAGCGAGGGCGGCTACGGTTGAACCCACCACAGCCGCCCGGTCGGGGCAGCGCGCTCGCGAGCTGGATTACTCCGGGGGCACCGGTCGTACGAACGGCTTGCCGGTGCCCACGTAGCCGTCCTTGGTGATCCTGGCGTAGCCGTAGCGCGTCAGCGAACCGAAGCCGGCCGCGCCGACCTTGACGCCGAGCTGCGCTTCCAGCCGGCGGCGGAACTCGTCGGTCACGAGTGGGGTCTTGGCCTGATTCAGGATCTCGACCGCCGCCCGCGCGAACTCGCCGGTCTTCAGCTTCGTCACCGCGATGCGAGCACCACGCTTGCCGTGCCCCTTGCGAATCTTGATCGCCTGTACCAGCTGCGCCGGCAGGTGCTCGTGCTTCTTCTCAATCCGGTGCCCGTTCAGTTCCGCGGCGGCTAGGCGGAGGCCATCCGCCTTCTTCTGGTACTCGTCGGCCAGCTGCAGCAGTCGCTCAGTCGTCGTCGTCATCGTTGCTCCTTTTTAGCCTGCTCGTTCCGTGAATCGATCGACCCGCAGCTGCTGCGCCCGATCGCGTCGGCTCGCCTTGCGCCGCTTGCGTGCCTTGCGCTCGTTCGCCACCTCGGCGTGCTCGCGCTTCTTCAGCGTGTCGAACGTGACGACCTTGTTGCCGTTCACCAGGTGCCTCCGTACGTAGCTCTCCAGCGGCGCCTGGCCGCCGATCCCCTTCGCCTCGAACGCCGCACCCAGGACCGCCAGGCTGATCACGCCCAGGTTGGGCAGCGCCAGCGCCGAGGGCGGGATCTTCTCGTAGACGTCGCGCAGGTTCCGCACGTCCAGCTCGCGCAGGACATGGCTCAGCAGCCGCGCGGCGTGGAAGTTGTAGCACTCGACGCCCGCCAGGTCGGCGCGCGTGAGCTTGTCGCTGCCAATCTGCAGCACCGCTCCCGCTGCGCTCTCGCGCAAGCGATCGACTGCTGAGGTGCCGAGGATGTTCGCGGCGAGGTTCATGCTGCGTCCTCCTGGCTGGGCTGGGCGTCCTTGAGCAGCCGGGTGATCCCCTTGACCCCCACTCGACTGAGCGCCGGGAAGAACACCAGCAGCGCATCGCGCACCGCGTAGGCTTCCTCGGGCGAGTCGCACTCGATCGTCCAGCGCACGTCCTTCCAGGCGTGGTACTGCGCCCCCTTGCCCTTGACCTCCCTCAGCACCATGGGCTGTATCCGCAGCCGGATGGGCTTGCCCGACCGCTCCTTCGCCGCCGCCGCAATCGGGCCGTCTTCGTCGGCCAGATCTCTGATGAACTCACTCTGCATCGCGTGCCTCCGCTCCTACCGTAGCCGAAGTCTGGCAAGCTGTCAACCCTCGAGCGGGCAGGTTGCACACCCACTCCTGGTAGGGGCTGCCGCGCTCTGCCGTACTAGATGCAGGGAGGCGCGAGAGAGGCTGCAGGGAGGCTTGCTTTACGCGCGCGTGATGCGATAGAACGGGCGCTTCCGACTGGTTCTGACTAGCCTGGCGGAGGAAGGAGCGGGGCTTCCCTGAGCAGGGGAAGCCCCAAGAGCGGAGCGAGCAAAAGCCGCCGTTTCAACAACGACGACTCCCACGCCGACAACGCCGACAACCACGACGCTGACGACGACGGCCAACCCTCAAGCACCAAGGAGGTGCAGAAGGAGCCTTAGTATGTCTGCCACAAGTGGGAGGCGAAGTCAACCTGCCTGCGAACCTGCCAGCGAGTACGCCAACGACCCGATCCCGCTGATCATCCCCGCCTACGGCATCTCACTGCTGGCGGGCGCGCCCAATGTCGGCAAGACAGCGCTGCTGGCTGGCCTGGCGCGCAACTTCCGCGACCATCGGGCGATCTTCGGGCACCAGCCCTGTCAGCTGCCGGCGATCGGCGTCATCAACGCTGACCGCAGCTGGGCGCGCGGCACCGGCGAGTGGTTCAAGCGCGTCGGCTTCGCTGACGTCCGCTACTACTCGATGGCCGACGATCGGAACTTCGACCCCAAGAGCCTGCGCCGCAAATTCGAGCGGGCGCAGCGGCTGGCCGAGTTCATCCACAAGCTGCAGCTGCCGGCCGAGAGCCTGATCCTGGTCGACCCCATCAGTCTCTTCCTGGGTGGGAACCTGCTCGACTACGACAGCTGCGCGGTGGCCTGCCATGAGATCCGCGCCATGCTCAACACCAGCAAGTACCACATGATCGCGACCGCGCACTCCAGCAAGCTGAAGGCGGACAAGAAGGACCGCTACGTCCGGCTGCAGGACCAGATCCTCGGCTCCACGGCGATCTTCGGCTTCAGTGATACCCAGATGTATCTGGCGGCGCCGGAAGAAACCAACAAGACCTACTACACCTTCGTCTGGCACTCGCACCTCGCCCCGCCGGAGTTCTTCTTCCTGGAGCGGGACGAGCAGGGGCTGTTCGTCCCCTACTCGGGGGCTGACGAGGGCAACTGCACGCGGCTGCTGGCGCTGTTCCCCGACGACGGGACGACCATCACCTTCGCCGCGCTCGTCGAGCTGGCCGAAGCCATCCCGCTGTCGCGCGCCACGGTCGCTCGCGTGCTCGAAACCCTGCGTGAGCGCGAGCGCATCGAGAAGTCGAAGCACGGCATCTACCGGCTGAAGACCCTCCACTAGTACGGCTGGTGCGGCTCCACTGGTACCCGAGGCTGCGAGCGAGTACGCGAAGACCGCTGGGGGGGTGATCTGTGAGACTTTCCCCCCTAACCCCTATGTACAGTACAAGATAGAAAAATCTCAGCTCAGCAGCAGTTTTTGATACTTTCCCCAGAATCTCAATATCGTCTCAGGGGGTCGAGATTCTGTAAGTCGTACACTGCATTGGACTTAGCCTCTAAATCTCACAAAAACCACCTATATGGCATCGGCTCCTACGGCAGCTGCTACGGCAGCCCCGTGGTGTGCTCCAGCGGGCCGCCATACCCATGCACCCGGCAGCTGGGTACCCAGCCCTTCTCAGGGCAGCTGCAGTCACCGTCGATCGCCAGGTTGACCTCGTCGCTGCTCCGGTTGTCCTTGTCGATGAAGAAGCCGCCGGCAGCGCGCCGCATCTCCATCCGCTGGCGCTTGGTCGGGCGGGTATCGGACGGCTCCTCCCGCAGGTACCCGCCTGGGTGAATCGGGTAGGCGACGATGCCCACCGCGTAGGTCGAGCGGCAGAACGGGCAGCGCAGCCGCTGGGTGACCGGATTGAAGACCATGTCGCGGATGCTCGGCGAGCGCGGCTTCTCTGCCGCCAGCGCACGGCGCCGATGGTTGGTGTGGCGCCAGCCAGGATGGCGCCGCGCGTCGTGCATGGTGAAGAGCAGCTCCCCGCAGCTGGGACACTCGCACTCAAAGCGGTCGAGACGAGCGAAGAAGCGGTTGTTCGGCGGCATCGACGGGACATGCGGCATGGTTCTGTCAACCTCCCTAGGCTGGCAAGATTACAACTTGCGGAGCGGTCGGCCGCAGGTACTGCTGGTACTGCTGGTACGGGGTACAGGTGCCCGCTGCTGGTACGGGGTACTAGCGCCCGCTGCTGGTACTGCTGGTACGGTCCTGCGGTCCAGCGGCTCAGAAGCCCAGCAGCACGTCGAGCGCCAGGAGGACGACGAAGACGACGCCGGCCACGAGCAGCACGCCGTAGTCGTAGCGGTTGCCGCGCCGGATCTGGGACGGCGTGAGCGGCGAGGGATCGATCAGCCGGTCGCGGCTGTCGATGTACTCGCGGACGCCGCCGACGAGCAGCAGGCCGGCGATGGTGACGAGAATCAGGATGATCATGGCTGCTCCTTCGCCGGCAGCTGGCGCACCGCTGCCGCCCACTCGGCCAGTATCCGAAAGTACTCGACCAGCCGGCGGCGCTCGTCATCCGACAGTGCCGGCTGCTGCGCCAGCTGCGCCGCCAGCTGCTCGCCCGCCGCGATCGCCTCGGGGGTGTGCGCGTCCATCCATTCGTCGCAGGCCAGGCACTCGCCGTTGTGGTCAGGGCGGAAGACGGGACAGGCGGTCACAACTCCTCCTTCGCCGACCGGGACCACTCGGCGCTCTCCAGGTCGACCACGGGTTCGTCGTCGGGTATCCACAGGCCGGTCACTTCAGCGTAGTCACTGGTAGTCGGGGCACCCATGCGGACGATGCGCTCGCCCTTGCCCTCCTCGATGAGCGACACCAGCTGCGCGTACAGATCCTTGACCGTCATGGCTGCAGCCCCTCGTTCATCAGCCGGTTCAGCAGCTGCAGCGCCGAGCGGTTCGCCTCGATGGCGCTGACCAGCGCCGCGTCATGATGGTTGAAGGCGAGCTGCATCGCCCCGTGGGCGGCGCGTATCTCCTGCAACACCTCGGCGTGGCTGTCGAGGATGCGGTGAATCTCGATGCGGATGTCGTGCTCGTTCATGGCGTGCGCTCGCTCCTCCAGGCTTCCAGGCCTCTATCACAGATTGTTATTGTAGCAGCTGCTGCTGCCGCGTAGCAGCTGCGCCAGCTGCGCTCGATAGCGCACCTTGGCGCGGTGCAGCCGGCGGCGCGTGCGGGTCTGCTGCTCACTGACGCGCGGCTTGCCGGCCACGGTCGTCAACAGCCCCTTCCAGTTCATGCTCATTGCTCCTGCTCCTCTCCTGCTCTCTGCGCCCAGCTGCCGGCAGCCGCTCCCTCAGCAGCTGCCGGCCGCGAAGCATATGCTAGTTCCACATCCGCCGGCCGTCCCGATGCGCGCCGCTGTGGCCGTGCTCCTCGCGGCACATCACGTTCCCGCCGCTCTCCAGCTGCAAGGTGTCGCCGCAGATCTCCACTGGTTCGACCGGGACGTGCGGCGAGATGGTCAGCCACTGCCCCTCGACGTCGCGGCAGGTGTTCTTCGCCACCTTGGTGAAGACCGGCCCAGCCGGCGCGCCGCCAGCGGCGACGACGCGGAAGCGCTCGCCCTTGAGCAGCGCGCTGAAGGTCAGTACGGTGGCGCTCACGATGCCTCCTCCTCGCTCCCTGCCGGCAGCTGCAGCCGCTCCTCGCCCTCGCGCATGGAGGCTGCCGGCAGCGCTTCCTGCGCCGGCTTGCCCTCCTCGACCCAGACGTGAATCAGCTGGTTGATCCGGTTGACGCCGTCGCCGATGCTCATCCAGTCCCAGCCCAGCCCGCTCGTGACCTGCTGCCGCTGGCCCCGCGCAATGACGACGCCCTTGCAGCCCATCACCTCCGCCAACCTCCCGCAGTACTCGCCGAAGCTCCGCACGTAGCCCCGCGCCTCGCGCAGCTTCTCCAGCCCCTTCTCGACCTTCTCAAGGGTCTTCTGCATCCGCCGCACGCGGCGCAGGTCCAGCCGGAAGACGTCGTGATACTCGGTGCCGAAGCCATACACGGGGCCGCTCTCGCCCGCGTTCTCGTCCGCCCGCTGCCGGCTGCGCGCATCCCCCTGGCAGCTGGCACGCAGCCCCGACCACAGCAGCCCGTCGCTGTAGTCGTCGTCGACGCCCTGCGGCGTCCACTGGCTGTGCTCGTACTTCTGCGTCACGAAGCGCCCGCGCAGGTGGAAGTACTCGCCGTTGTAGCCGTCGCGATCGCGCTCCTCCCAGACGTAGAGATACAGGTCTTGCTTCGCGTCGCCGCTCGTTCGCTTGCTCTTGGTCATCGCTCGCTCCCTTCGTTGTCGTTGTTGGCTTGCATATGCATTAGACGTCGAAGCATATGCTTTGGTTCCATCGCTGCCGAGGCTCGCCGCCGGCCGGCTACATTGGTACGCCCGCATCCGCGTCGCCTGCCGCCGGCCTGCCGTCCAGGTACTCGCTCAGGCCAGCCACCAGCGCACGGCACTGAGCCGGGGACAACTCCAGACGCAGGTGTGCGGAAGCCTTCTCCAGGCGGCCGGCGTACGCCTTCGCCGGGTAGATGGTCAGGATCAACCGAGTGCCGGCCTCGCACGGCAGTGTGGTGATCGTCACGCGCCGGCCGAGGCTGTCGTGTGTCGTCGTCGTCATGGTCGTTGCTCCGCTCCCCTGCAGCTGCCGGCGGTCGGCCCGCCCAGCCCGCCAGCAGCTGCTGCCGGCAGCTGCCGGCGCTCCCGCGTTACCGGTCGTCGTCGCCCTCCGGCGCGCCGTTCAGGGCGTCGTACCGCCGCGCCCAGCGCTCCATGCCCGCCTCGTGGCGCGCTGGCCAGCGGCCCGCCGTCCAGGCCTGCGCGTGGTTCGCCTTCGCCTGCTGCAGGCGTCGCCCGTGTTCGCGCCGGCAGCGCTTGCACTCGCACGTTGCCGAGTAGCTGTGCTTCATCGCTCACCCCTCCCCCTCCCCTGCAGGCGCCCCTTCGGATACGCGCCCCGGTGGGTTACAGGCCAGCCCCGGCCGGCTGGCCTGCCGTCCCCTACAGCAGGTCGTCGTCGTCGAAGGGCTGGACTGCCGGCGTGCGGCTGATCGTCGCTCTCAGGGCCGCCTGACGCGCCGCCGGGGCGGTCTGGGCCTTGGCAGCTGCGGCCTCCGTCTGGCGGATCACCGCTGGCAGCCCCTGCCAGTCGTTCCAGCCGGGAACCTGCCAGTCGGGCACGCGGGCCGGCGCCTCGACGACAGCCGGCGCCTCGACGTCGACCGCGACAGCCGGCGCCTCGACCGCTGCCGGCGGCTGCTGGCGCGGTTCGAGGTCGGCCAGCACGACCGGCCGCGCCATCAGGCCGGCGAAGGTCTGCGCGATGCTCCCGGCCATGGCCGCTGACATCAGCGCCTTGTCGTCGACCGCTGCAGCTGCCGGCGCGACCGCGACCGCGACCGGGACAGCCGCCACGGGCGCCACCGGGGCAGCTGCCGGCGCCGCCACGTAGTCAGCCGGCGCCGACGTCGACAGCGTCGACGCAGGCGGGACGTAGCTGCAGGCGTCGGCTAGGTGATAGGTCCGGCCGGGGCCGCCAAACCGGATCGACTGGCCGACGGTGATCGGCCCCTTGCAGCGCTTGCAGGTGCCGGCGAAGCGGGCGGTAATGGTCCGAAAGGCGGGGGCGGTCGTCGTCGTCGTCGTTGCCATGGTCGTTGTCTCCTGCGTCGTCGTCGTTGAAGGGCGGGGCTGCCGGCGTCATGCCAGCAGCCCCAGAGGGGCCGCCAGGGCGCCTAGACCGCGCCCAGCAGCTGCCGCGCCTCAGCGAAGGCTGCGGCCTTCACCTCGGCATTGCCGCCGAACAGGGCGGACTCGAACGCGTTCTGGCGGCCGGCGTCGCTCTTCGCCTCAGCCGGCCGAACGTGGTCGAAGTACTCGCTCACGGCGTTCACCGTGGCCCAGAGGCTGGCGCTGCCGTCGCGGGTGTCGACCAGCTGGTTCGCCATGGCCGCGCCCCGGCCGGCGTGAACCAACCGCGCCACGGTCTCACGCCGCGCCTGAATCACCGGGGCCACGGTCGCGGCCTTCGCGTCAGTGTTCGGGATGACGCTGTCGATGTAGGCGACGATCTGCTGGGCGCTGAGCCGCTTGGCGGCCATGCCGGCGAAGGTGTCGCCGGTCGTCTTCAGCGCCTCCATCAGCTTGCGGACAATGCCGGCGGCCTCGTCGAGCCGCGCCGACGCGCTCGCGGTGTGGCGAATGCTGATCCACGCCTTGCGGCCGTTGGTCGCCATGTTCAGGGTGTTCTGGCAGACGACGCGCACCGACGTGCCCAGCCCCTGCACCGACATGTTGCCGTCGTGGCCCCAGTGCAGCAGGAAGTACCCGCGCACGTCGTCGCCCGCCACCGGCGTGATCGTCGCGTCCGCGAGCCGCATGAGCATCCAGCAGCGTTCGCCCTGCCCCAGCACGCCGGCCACAGCCGGGACGCAGCCGAACTCCTCCGCCAGCACCCGCAGGATCGAGACGTTTTCCTCGTTCTGGGTGTGGGTGTAGCCGTCGCCGACGGGGCCGAAGACAGCCGCGACGGTGCCATCCGCCGCGAAGCGGACGCTGATCTTGTGGCCGCGCACCTCGGTGCCGTCGGGGAGGTGCATCGGGACGCTGCCCACCTGATACCGCATCTGGGCCGCGTCGAGCGCCACGTCCACGTAGGTGGCGGGCGTGGCCTCCCGCATCAGCTTCAGCACGTTGTTGCCGAGGTTGTGCCACGCCGGCCCGTCGATGTAGGCCATAGCGACGGTGTTGTTGAGGGTCGCGAGATTGTGTGCCATGTCGGTAACTCCTGCGAAAGGGCCGACTGCTCAGGCCGGCCGCGGTTGTCGGTTGGTTGCCTCGGGACGAGGTCCAAACGGCTCAGCTGCAGGCATCGTGCCATCTGGCAACCGGCCAGATTGCCAGCAAACGGCCGCAGCTGCCAGCGAGCCGCCTGCCAGATTGTCTGGAATACCTGCACTTTAGTCTGCCAAACCATACACTTTCCAGCCGGCCAGCAGCCGCCGGCCGCCGGCTCAGCCCCGCCCACCTGGTTAACATAACCCAGCTTCTCAGACGCGTGGGCTGTAAGTCGCACCGGCTCAGTAGGTTAGCGGCGCGCTCCGCGACGAAGGTCAGGCGAAACGGCCCGCCGGCCCGCTTCGCCGGCCTCGGCAGCTGGCGGGGCAGCCGGCCGCCGGCCCCGGCAGCTGGCGGGCGCCTCGACGCGGGCGGCTGGCGGGCGCCTCGACGCCGCCAGCTGGCGGCCAGCCTGCCAGCAGCTGGCGGCGGGCGCATTGTCCGCGAGGCCGTAGGGGGGAGAGGCGCGAGCGCCTGCACCCGGTATCAGCGATTTTTCAGCGATTTTTCAACTAAATTTTGAAAAAATCTGCGGAAAGCTGAGGAAAGCTGAGGATCTGAAGGAAACGGGACCGAACGGCTCAGCTCGGTCCCTTGCGGTGGGTTGGGCGGGTGCGGCTATTCGTCGCGCTTCGGCTCGCCTGGCGGCTGGTTCTGCTGCGCCTGCTGCTGCTGAGCCATCTGGCCCTGCTGGAACTGCGGCATCATCCCGCCGGGGAACTGCGGTTTGTACGGGCTGCCGCCCCCGCCCGCGTTGCCGAGCAGCGGGTTGCCGCCCATGCCGCCGGCCTGCGGGTTGTTCATCAGCTGGCCGACGCCGCCCATCATGCCGGCCAGGCCACCGCCGGCCCCGATGCCGCCGCCGATGCCGCCGCCCATGCCCATGGCGTTTTTCGCGTTCAGTCCCCAGGGGACGCTACTCTGGGTCTGGTTTGGGCCGCCCATGCCGGGAAGGCCGCGCAGCGACGGCAGGCTTTTCTTGATCCGGCTCATGAAGCTGCCGCCTTTTTGCTGGCCCAGCGTCGCCTTGAACGTCCCGAGCGCCCCGGGCAACGCCTGACCCGCGGGTTGGCCCTGGCCCCGCAGGTTGCCGGGTCCGTCGGTGAAGGCCTTGCCGCCGTTGACCTCCCCCTGCGCCGGTGGCATGCCGCCCATCCCC